AGGGGTCGATGCTCTGCCCCTCCAGGTATGGGGCGTGCCACACCTTGCTGTCTTCGAGCACGCACTCGATGCCCCGGCCCGAGATCGTCATGCCGCGCTGCGGGCTCGGGCCGAAGGTCTCCGCGGACTCGGCCGGGCTGGTCAGGCCCACGATCAGGGTGGGATCGTCGCCCTCGCCCTCGGAACTGCCGGCCCGGATCGTCACCAGGCTGTAGGGCGGCACGCGGGCGGCGATGGCCTCGGCGGTGCCGATCCCCTCGGGGGTGAACTCCAGGGTGAAACTGCTCGACCACGTCTCGGTGCTGCCGCGGGTGGTCACTCGGCGCAAAGGGCCGCGTCGCCCGGTCCGAAAGGTGAACTCCTCGGACGCCTGAGCGCCGATCTGCGGGGTGATGATGCGCACCTCGCACCAGGTCGTGCGAACGCGCGCGTTCATGGCTTCCACCCGTTCTTCAGGTTGCGCCACCAGTCGGCGAAGTAGCTCGCGTTCTGGGCGGTCTCGATGCCGGCCATGCGCAGGGCGTACCCGAGCAAGGTGTCGCTGTTGAGCGCCTGCATGGCGTTGAAAAGCCACGGCGTCGCCGGGCTGGTGTTCTTGCCCCCCTCGAAGGTCACCCGGTCGAGGGCGCGGGTCAGGCCGTCGAGGATACTGCCCTGTTTGGTGAGCCCCCCCAGGAAGTCCACCATGGCCATGCGGAAGTCCTGGGCGATGGGCACGACGTACTGACCGACCTCCTCGTGCACGCTCTCCATGCCGGTCTTGATCCCGGCCGCGCGCCACGCGGGGTTCATCGTCTCGTTGGTGACCTGCTTCCAGGTGTCGCCAAGATCGGGCGCCCTACGGATGGCCGCGCCGGTGGGCATCCGCCCCCCGCCCTTCTGCATGTCGCGGAACAGGCGGTCGCTCTCGATGGTCGAGAGTCCGGTCGCCTGTTGAAAGAACTCCGCCCCGATCTCGCCGGTGCCGCCCTGCTGGGTGCTCATGCGGAACAGGGCCTCCAACACCTCCGGGCTGCCGCTCTCCAGGGCCGCGCGCATGCCGCGGTAGCTGTTGGTGTCCATGTCGAGGCCGGGCACCTTGAGGCCCCGCACGGCGTTCAACTTCAGCGCGTGCATCATCTGCGAGCCCGGCGCCCGCACGCCGGAGATCAACCGCTGCACGAAGTCCGCCCCGCGCTCGCTCTGATAGGGCTCGCCCATCGCGCGCGAGGTCAGGGCCACGTATCGCGCGGCGGCGTCGTCGGGGGTCTCGTAGTAGCCCGGCCCCAGCGCGCCCTGGGCGGCCGACCACATTTGCACGGCCATCTGCCGGCGGCTGCCCATGCCGGCGAAGTTCACCATGCGCTGCACCAGGTCGAAGTCCATGTGTACGTAGGGGTGTGCCTTCGCGGCGACGTTGGCCACCGCGGCCGGGTCCATCCCGGTCACGCGGGCCATGTAGAGCACGTCGGCGGCGTCCTTGGTGCTGCCCATGTGGTGCGCCAGCTCTTGCAGCGCGGGGACCATCTCGGCGCGGGTGTACCGGAAGCGGTCGCGCAGGGTGCCCAGCTCGCGGCCGACGTCCTCGAAGTTCGTCCCCATCGACGTCCCGAGGCGCTGCACGACCTCGGCGCGCTCCTCGAAGGCGCGCATGCTGTTCGTGATGAGGCTGATCCCCTCGAAGGCCCCGAAGATGGCCGCGGCCTGGCGGGCCGTGTTGCGCATCCGCCCGAAGCTCTCCGCGGCGCCCTTGGTGGCCCACTCGCCCATCGTGCGGGGGCTGCCGTCCTGGTTGGTCCCGAACATGGCCCGCTTGCCGTAGTAGCCGGCCGCGTTGCCCATGTTGAACTCGGGGGTCAGGCCGTGGCGGCCGAAGACCTGTTGCGTCGCGTCGATGGCCTGGGCCTGGCGCTCGTAGTGCCTGGCCTCGATGTCCATGGCCTGAAGGTGCGCGAGCGAGGGATCGGCTTTGGCGTCCTTCTCGATGGTGCCGGCGTTGACGCTGCGCCGGAAGTCACCGATCCGGTCGTGGGCCTCCATCGTCTGCCGCAGTTCCTCGGCCTGGGTGCGGACCCGGTCGCGGTGCTGGTTGACGTACCCCAGGTGCAGCTCGACGCTCTGCCGCTCCTGGCTGCGCAGGTGCCCCAGGCGCGTCTGCTCCTGGGTGAGCCGGAAAAGCTCGTTGTGGGCCTGGCGCACGTCGGCGGGCAGGGCCGCCCAACTCTCGCGCACCGTGGCCGAATCCAGGGCCAGGCGGGCGAGTCGCAGGTGCGAGTCCTGCGTCTGTAGGTTGAGGGTGACGTTGGCCTGTTCCATCGGGGTCCGAAGTTATCACGGGCTGCCGATGGAGGCCCGTGGGTCGAGGATGTTTCCGTCTCGGTCGCGGTGCTCGAAGTGCAGGTGCGACTGGGCGTGCTGGATGCCCGTCTTGCCGACGGCGCCGATGACCTGGCCGGCCTGGATCTTGTCGCCCCGGCGGAACGTCTGGGCGAGGTTGTCGAGGTGCATGTAGCGGGTCGTCGTGCCGTCCGGGTGGGCGATCTCCAACATGATGCCGGCGCGCTTGCCCTTCCCGGTGTCGCTGGCCAACCAGGCGGCTCGGTCGCGAGCAAAGGTGACCTCGCCGGCCGCGGCGGCCTGGACGGGCGCGCCCACGGGGGCGTAGACGTCGAGGCCGGCGTGAGAGTGGCTGTAGGCGCCGTTCCAGTAGCGGGCCGGGCCGGGGCTCCGCCCGAAGCGGCCTCCGGGCACCGGGTTGAGGAGTTGTCCGCCGGTGGGGGCCTCCTGGTGAGGGGGCGCGGGCTGGATGTGCCCCGGCGGGCCCTGGGGGGCCGGGGCGTGTGGCCGGGGCGGCTCGGGGGCGGTCTTGGGCTCGGGGAGCCCCAGCGCGTGCGCGGCGCTCGCCTTGGCGGCATCCCACAAGCTCGTGCCCTTGCCCTGCTGTCGGGCCCACGTCGTGCCGATGGCGGTGGCGGCGCTGACGTTGCCCCCGGCGGCCGTGTCGAGCACGGTCCACCCGATAGAGTTCTCGGACAAGCTCCCGATGGCTGTGGCGATGGCCTCCTCGAAGGGCTGGCCCTCCTTGATGCCGTCGCGCAGGACAAACATCGCCTCGCGCATGTTCCAAGTCACCTGAAGCACCTGGAGCCCCAGCATGTGCCCCAGCGCGTCGCGCTCGCCGCGCACGCGGGCGAGGCTATCCCACGATCCGCCCGCCGCGCCGCGGTTCATCGGCCCCTCGACCCATCGGTCGGTCAGGCCCTTCTCGGGGGCGACGCGGCGCACGTCGGCCAGCTTCTCGACGTGCGCGAGCACCCGCCCGGCGGCCATCGGCCCGAGCCCGGTCATGCGCTCGAAGATGAGCAAGCGGCCGTCCTCGCCGAGCCCGCTCTCGGCCGCGGTGGCGGCGGCGTGCCGGGCGAACGCGAGGATCACCTGGGGATCGCCCGACTCGATCAGGGTGCGGGCCTCGCGGAAGTTCGCCGGGCGAAGGACCTGGGAGTAGTCGCCCCCGCCGATCCCCACCTCGCTCGGCAAAAACCGGCGCACCGCGGCGAGCTTCGCGGCGAGCATGGTGTCGCTGCCGATGTTGGCGGCGCCGCCCACCATGCCCCGGACGATCTCGGGCCGCTCGAAGAGGCCGGCCTGCGCCGTCCAGCGGGCGAGCCCGACGGGCGTCACGGCGTCGGTCATGCCGATCCGCTGGCCCAGATCCCCGGCGAAGTCGGCCACCCGCTCGGCGAAGAGGGGAACCCGTCCGCCCTCGCCGGCCTCGACCGCGGCGTCCCCGATGATCTGCTGCATGCTCATGGTCTGGGTCTGGGTGACAAGCCCATGCCCCAGCGCGAAGGTGGGCCCGGCTCCCACGCCCATGTGGGTCTTCTCCGGGCGCTCGAAGTGCACCTCGGGGGCGGGCTCGACCTGTTGGGGGAGTAGGCCCGTGACGGTCTCGTGCGCGTACATGAGGGTGCGCCCGTAGCGGGCGGCCACGTTGCCGGGGTCTTCGCCGGTGCGCCGGGCGAATTGCATGGCGGCGATGGCTCGCGTCTTCGTGTAGCGGTCCCCCAGTCCCCCGAAGGTCTCCAGGGCCTCGGCGCCGGTGGCGAGGAAGCCCTGGCGCAAGGCCATCATGGCGGAGCGCAAGCGGCCGATGCCCCCCAGGCCCTCCTGGTACTCGTCTCCCACCAGGACGCGGTCGTCGCCCGTGACCCAAGGGGCGTCCGTCCAGGGGTTGCCCCGGCCGGGATCGGTCATGCCGTGGCCGACGGCAAACGCCCCCAGGCCCTCCTCGTAGTTCTCGGCGACCTCGCCGGCCTTGCGGACCTCGCCGATCAGGGCGAAGACGCCGGCCTGCTGGGCGTAGTCGGCCATGAAGCGCAGGCGGTTGTAGGCGTGAGCGGCGCCCTCGCGCAGGAACCCCTGGAGGGTGCCGGTCTGGCCGAAGATGAGCCGGCGGGCGATGCGCTGCCAGGGGATGCGGCGCATCTGGAGCCGTTCGGCCACCGCCAGGGCCTCGCGGACGCGCGCGAGCTGGGCGGCGTGCCCACGCACCTCCTGGTCGAGGCTGCGCCAGGCGGCGACGTCCTGGCGGCCCTGCATGTCGCGCAGGGCGTCGTTCGCCTCGCCCATCTTCGTCTCGCGGAAAAGCTCCTCCTGCCGAAGCTCGGCCATCGCCTCGCGCAGGACCGGGCGGTAGCGGGTGGGCAATCCCTCCGCGCCCTGGAGGCTGTCGAGGGCCCGCACGCTGTCCACGGCGTTGTGGACGTTCTCGCCTGCCGCGGCCAGGTCGGCCGGCATGCCCTGGGCGAGCTGCTTCAGCGCGTCGAGGTTGCGTTCGCTGTCGGCGAGATCGGCGCGGGCGATGATGCCGACCGTGCGGTCCGGCTTCGTCTTCGCGCTCACCCCTCACCCCTGGCGCGGGCCTGGGCCTCGGCGATGAGGGCGCGGGCCCGATCCACGTCGCTGCCGATCTCCAGCATCGCATCGGACACCAGGCGCTCGCCGCACTCCGGGCAGAACGTGGTCGAGGCCCACGTCTCGCAGGCCCCACACTTGAGCATCGGGGTCTCCTCGGTGCGGTGGAACGGCTGGCCACACCGGCCGCAGAACTTGCCGCCCGGTACGACCGTCGCACACGGCGTGCAGATCACCATGCCCTTGTCGAGGGCCATGTGGATCTGCACCGAAACCTCTTGCTCGGGGGTCAGTCCGTCGGGCGCGGTGAGGAGTTGCGGGAACGTCCGGTAGACGGCCCATAGGGCTCGCTCGTCACGCGCGGCGGGTAGCGCGGAGGCCAGCGTCCACGTCGCGAAACGACTCGTGGAACGTCAACGCCTCCTTGCCCACGGCCAGGAACTCGGCGACGTCCTGGTCCGTGTTCACGCGCCCGCGCTGGCCCGCCTCGGGCTGCTTGTTGCCCACCCACCAGTGGTTCGGCGCCTCGGCCAGGTACTCGATGAGCACGGCCTCCATGAGGGCGCCGCGGCCCACCTCGCTCTCGACCACGTTCGAGGGGGCCCCGGCGGCGAACGGGTTGGGATCGGCGACCGCCGAAGCGTAGTGTTTGGCGATGCGCTTGATCCCCTCGTAGCCTGGGCGGCGCAGCACGACGTCGTAGCTCATGCCGTTGTCGATGGGGATGGAGACGGCTTTCGTCTTCGGCTGGATGCTCATGTCGGGGGGTGGTCCTCTCTACGGTCAGGTTCGGCGGGGGCGCCCGGTGGAGTCGGACGCCCCCACCTCGGGGGTATCAGGTCAGGCGGCCAGATCGGCCAGGTGTTCGGAGACGCGGCCCTGGCAGTCGCCGTTCTGCCGGATGGCCCGTTGCTCGCCGATCTGGGTCGAGAACGAACCGGGCAGGACGTCGGAGACGCGCAGGACAGTCCGGCCGCTCTTGAGCGACTGGAACTCCAGGTCGCAGGGCTCGTGGGAGACCATGTTGCGGCGCAGGGGCACGATGCCCACCGTCTGCGGGCTCTCCTGGAGCGTGGTCATGGCGCGGCCCCACGAAACCGACACGGGCCCCTTGCCGTGGTAGACGGGCTCCTGGGGCTCCATCGCGCCGATGCCGGTCAGGAACTCGCTGATGTGGCGGTCGTTGATGGTGACGTTGTCCACCAGGCCCCAGGTCACGCCCGCGTCGTCGCCGGCCGCGTAGACCACGAGAATGCAGGTGGACCCCGATTCGACTTTCGTTGCCATGGGGTGTGCTCCTTAGCCCTGGAGGGCGACCTTGAGGACGGTGCCTCGGATCTGGATGTGGTCGTTCTCGCCCGCGAGCGAGGCGTTGAAATCGACGATGGTGCGGCCGTTGTAGGTGGTGACGTCGTTGACCGTCCACGCCTTCACCGGGACGTTCGTCTCGACGTCGATCCCCGGCGTGATCATGCCCACCTTCTCGGCGGCCTGGAGCACCTTCTCGGCCCGGCGGCGCACGGCCTTGAGCCACTGGGGCGTGGCCCACGCGACCTTGATCCGGTAGACGCCGGCCTCGATGTTGTAGGCGAGGAAGTCCATGCAGACCGTCTCGGACCACTTGCGATAGGCCACCTTGGGGCTCGACGACGTGCTGAGGGCGAGCGCGATGCGCACGCCGTCCTCGTACTGGAGCATCGAGACGCCGCCGCGGGCGTTGTTCTCGCCCTCGCGGATCTCGCGCACGTCGGCCGGGTAGATGGCGGCGCCGCGCAGGGTCCGGTCGGTGAGCACCAGGCTGTTGACGTCCAGTTCGGGGTTCATGCCGGCGGTGAGGCCGGCCACCGCGGCGGCCACGACGAGGGGCTGGTGGATGCGGGTCGGGTCCACCGCGTCAACGATGCGCTGGCAGTAGAGCGCGACCTCGGCCCGACCGATGGCCGCGGCGCGTGCCTGGATGGCGGCGTCCGTCTCCGTGGGGTCGAACCCGAAGACGGCTCGGAAGCGCCGACCGTACTGGGCCCTCTGGTCGTCGATCCAGTCGAGCACGGCGCCCTGCACGCTGACGTCCTGGGTGTCGAGGAAGATCACCCCGCTCTTGACTGGGGTGGCCGCGAGCACGGCCAGCGCGGCCACGTAGTCGGCGAGCACGGCGGCCGGGTTGGTCCCGTGCCCGAAGATGCGCCACCCCTCGGTCTCGACCGGGTAGAGCGTCGCGCCCGCGGTGCGGGTCGCCACGATGCCGGCGACCGGACCGATGACGCGGCACGCGCTGTTGATCCAGGCGCAGATCGCCCCGATCTTCGCGCTGATGAGGAGGTCGGCGCCGTCGATGTTACCCCCGGCGACCGCGTCCAGCTCGCGCGCGCTCATGTCGGCGACCGGGGCGTCCGTGCTGCGGAACGTCGCGGTGTAGCCGGCCTGGCTGTTGATGAAGTCGAGCACCTGCTTGCAGGTGGCGAACTCGGGCCGGGTCAGGTCGATGTCCAGGGCCACCGTGCCGGCGGCGCCGTTGGTGAGCGCGGTCTGGAGCCGGGTCGCGGCGCCCGGCGTGGCGGCCGTGATGGTCAGGGTGGCGGTGTCGGCCCCGGCCGTGTACTGCACGGTCATGACGGGCCCCAGGCGGCGCCCGATCTTCACGTCGGCGGCGCGCTGGCGGAACCCGACCGACACGTTGCGCCCGGCGGGCAGGTCGAGGTCGTCGGTGTTGTCCACCCGGATGCGCAGGGCGTTGTAGATGTCGCCCTTGTCCCGGCTGGTGACCCGGATGCAGGCGGCGGCCGGATCGGCGGTGTTCAGGAGGTCGAGGTACGCGGCGGTCGGCGTCCCCACCCGCGCCACCCGGACGAACGGGGCCCCGGCCGTGTCGGGGTCCGGGCTCGGCCGGAAGGCGTAGGAGATCGCGTCGGTCGGAACGTCGGCGACGCCCTCCGGGTTGAACGTCTCCTTGAACTCGGCGAGCGAGCCGCAGTCCGTGAGGGACTGGGCCCCGGCGTTGAGCTTCGCCAGGCAGATCGCGGGGAATGGGTTGGCGACGCCCGACGGCGCGGACTCGATCACCCGGATGCGCGACCGCACAGAAGGGAACACATGGGGGCGGCCGTCGTCGTCGATGATGTCGAGGGGGTTCGCCATCTGGGGTCACTCCTGAACGATGGGTCGGGCGCGCTCCAGGGCGGCCAGATCGGCCCACGCCTGGCGCGTGCGCGGGCGGCGGTCGCCCGTGCGAGAAACGTACCCACGAACCGCGGCGGAGTCCACGGGGTTGAAGCCTCTCGCGGCGTCCTCGGCCATCATCACAGGCGGACGTGGATCGGGTGTGGGGCTGCCTGCGGTTGCGGTCCGGTCGTCCATGGCGGTCTCCTGGTGAGGAATCGGAGCTTGTTGCCCGAGATCGTGTAGGTGCGATTGAAGGCGCCGGTGGGCTGCACGTCCTCGGTGCGCATGATCTGGCTGCCCTGGATGTCGAAGCCGGGCTCGAAGATGCGCTCGAAGAAGAACGACGCCTCTTCGAGCACCCGCTCCACGATGGCGCTCATCCAGAGCAATTCGTCCTCGGAGACCGAAACGACCTCGATCTGGTATTGCCGGTGCCAGGGGTGCCGCTCGATGCGGCGCACGCCGTCGGCGGCTGACTCCTCGGCGTGCACGCGGCCGATGGCGTCCACGGGGAGCTTGTTGGACGGGCCCGGCCGCACGACGTAGCACGGCACCTGCTCCGCCTCGACGGGGTACTCGATGGTGACCCTCAACGCGCGCTTCTCGACCCACTCCTGGGCGGCCATGTCCTCGGGCCGCACGATCTGGTAGCGGTCGCCCACGGCCACGCCGGCCGCGGCGAGGTCTTCGCCCGCCTGAAGCTGCTGGCCGTCCACGGCGACGATCTCGAAGACCTCGCCGGCCGCGGCCCCGTCCTGGAAGATCAACGCGCAGGACGGGCGCGGCGTCCCGTTCGTGATCTGGCGGCCGTAGACGTTGAACGCCCACGCCTGGCTCTCGTCGGTGAGCGTGTCCCCGTCGAGGCCGGTGACGGTCCCCGTCAACTCGTAGGGCTCCTCGCCCACGATGGCGGCGAGCATGGCGCCGGGCACGCCGCGCAGGCTGTCGATGCCCCCCTCGATGAGGCGCATGAGGGTGCGTTCCATCAGTCGGCCCACCCGGAGTAGGCCCGGCGCACCGGGGCGGCCTCGGGGTCACGGCGAGCGGCGGCGCGGTCTTGGCGGGCCTGCCGCCGCTTCAGGTGGCGGCGCCCCTCCGCCCGGATGTGGCAGAGAGATCGCGACTGGCGGGGCAACTTCTCGGCCATCAGGCGTGCCCCACATGGCCGAAGCGGCCACCGAAGGGCGCAGGGCCCGTGCCATCGGTCGGCCGGCCGGCGCGGCACGTCGCCCGGTGGCAAAACGGCGTCGCGCTCGCGAGCCGGCTGTGCCAGGCCAGATCGGCCGCGGTCGGCCGCTCGGGCAGGGCGGCCCCGTCGTCTACCGCCTTGTTGGCGGCGGCCAGCGCCTCCTCGAAGGCGCCGGGGTGCAGGGCCTCGGCCAGAAATACGAGCTGCTGGAAGGGGGTCACGCGGCGGCTCCGCTGAGGGCTCGGGCCAGGGCTCGCTCGACGTCCTGGCGAAAGGCGGTCTGGAACATCGCCCGGACCGTCGGCGCGGTCTGGGCCTGCACGGCCTCGGCCACCTTGAGGCCACGGCGGGCGGGAATCCACCAGTTCGAGCGGGGCGTGATGACCCGGAACGTCATGTACTGGGTGTGCCCCTTGGCCCCGCTCTTGATCATGCCCTCGTAAATGCTCCACTCCTTGCGGGCGGCGCTGGGCTCGGGGCCGTTCTTGCCGGTGTCCTTCCAGTGCTGGATGTGGGCCTGGTGGCTGGCCGGGCTCTTGACCTGGCCAGGGTGGCGGACAACGACCTTGCCCCCGCCCGCGTCCACCTCGGTGCGGCCTGCGAACGCCGCGGAGCGCGCCGCCGGGGAGGTGACGTGCAGGTAGCGCCCGCGCGGAGACGGCCCCAGCGGGTGATCGTCGGGGCGGCCGGGCCCCAGGCGGCGCTCGCCGAGCTTGATCGCCCCGTGGCGGCCGGCCGTGACGTCGGCCACCGTCTCGTGGCTCGCCCGGTCGTAGAAGGTCATGTGCTCGCCCGGTTCGAGCTTCTTCGCAACCCGGTGCACCGCGCCGGGCATCGACTTCTTGAAGCGCGAGACCGTGGCGCCCTCGCCGGCCCTGGGCGGGGTGTAGTGGCGGAAGGGGATCACGATGTACCAGGAACCGGCCTTTGTCGGCTTGCTCTTGGGTGTGTTGCCCCAGTCGATTGCGGTGGCGAGATTGAACGCCGGGTGGCCGTCCTCGATGACCGCGGCGTGGCGGGCGACGTTGAAGACGCCCACGGCGAAGCGGTCGCCGTCCAGCGGGTAACGAAAGCTCCCGGCGCCGCGCAGGCCGGCGATGTAGTCGCCGTTCGAGCGGTTGACGATCTGCCCGTCGGCGGCGTGCAACCAGGCGGCCTTGATGAGCTGGCCGGCCTGGAACACCGCGGCGCGCAGGGCGAGAAACTGGACCGGCGCGCCGTCCTCGACGCGGGGCAGATCCACCCCGATGACGTACCCTGGGAAGCTCTGGCTCACGGCTCGACGCCCTCCGTCAACTGCGTCCCCTGCTGGCGGCCCATCGGCACCAGGCGCGTGACCCGTGCGGTGAAGGGGAGCACGCTCGCGACGTCGTGGCGGGCCTTGGCCGGCTCCTTGAAGATCACGTATTCGGAGCGGTAGCGGTAGCGCACGGTGTAGGCGGCACCCTCGGCCGGCGCCGGCTGGCCGTCCGCCCACTCCAGGGTGCGGCCGTCGGCTCCCAGGTCGAACTCGACCCCGCGGCTGTAGCGGCGCGCGCTGTCGCGCACGTCTTCCAGTTCGGTCGGGAAGTGGTAGCGCAGGCGCTCCAAGCTCGCCCCGGTCGGGTCTTGTACCCCGCGGCGCAGGGCCTCGTCGGTGACGCCCTCCTCGTGCGGGTGAACGAACACGTCGCCGACCGCGAGCGGCTGGGTCGAGGGCCAGGTGACGGTGTAGTCGGCGCCGTCGTGGCTGCCGCCGGGGATGATCTGGTGCTTGGGGTTGGGAGCGACCCACTGGACCATGAGGTCGGGCAGGGCCAGATCCTCGGGGTAGCGCCACCCGAACCCGTTGCAGAGCGGGCAGGTGGGCACCTGGCGCCCGCCGTGGGTGATGCAGGTGCAGGTCACGGCCCGCCGTACCAGGGTCTCCTCGCCGTCGTTGCGGGCGAGCTGGTCGTCGAAGTCGGCGCCGTCCAGGGTCAGGCCGTGCGGGAAGGGTGGCCAGGGCAGGACCATGTCAGACGCCCCGGCGCAGGGCCGCCACGATCTCGGGGCGGATGTCGGGGGCGGTGCCGACCATGCCGCAGGCCGGACACCGCACGACGCCGCAAGCGGCCAGAGACGCGCGCGGGTCTTTCTCGTTGGCGGGCTCGGCGGGGATCATCTGGGCTCCGCACCCGTTACACCGGCCGGTGGGCGGGCCCTCGGCCGGCGGCCCCAGGGACGCGCGGGTCTCGTCCGGGCGCCGCAGCGGGATGTCGATGCCCTGGCTGGCAAGGATTGCAGCGGCCATGCCGCGGGTGAGGCGGCTCACGAGAAGATCCTGATGCCCGGCTTGAGGCTCTTGCGCAGGCGGTTGAGCTGGTCCTCGGAGATCATGGCCTGCATGTAGGGGCTCTGCATGACCCGCTGGTAGCGGTCGGCGGTGACGCTGATGGAGCGGGAGAGGCCGTCCTTGCCGGTGCTCTGCGAGGAGACGCCCATCTTGTTCGCCTTGGTCCCGATGATGGTCAGGATGCGGGCCAGCGCGCGCATGCCGATGACCGCCACGACGTCGTCCGGCACCGTCTCCAGGCCGGCCTCGTAGTCGAGGCACCAGACGGCGGGCATCCGGGCGAACCCGATCACGCTCTGAATCATCCCGGTCACGGCCGGCGCGAGCACGCTCTCGCCGTAGTAGACCAGGTCGCCGCGGTCCACGATGATCTCGACCACGCCGGCCTTGCGCGTGACGTTGCCCCAGCGCACCGGGATCTGGAACAGGGGCGTGTGGCCGTGGAACAGGCGGATGCGGGTGAGGCGGATGACCGGCGTGTGGCGCAGGGTCAGGACGCCCAGACTGAGGTTGTTGTGCACGCCCCACCCGTAGGGGTCCTCTTCCTCGTCGTAGTCGCTCCCCTTCACCAGGGGCGCGCTGCCGGGGCTCGCGATCTCGGGGTGGGTGGCGTAGCGGGTCGAGGCCAGCGTGACGCCCAGACGGCGGCCCACGTACACGGCTTCGCCCCGGATGGCGGCGGCGACGCCCTCGTCGCCGATGAGTTGTTCGCCGTTGTCCCCCCGCAACAGGTCGCGTCCGGGCGGTTCGCCCGGAAACGCCCCGCAGAACTGCTCGAAGAAGACCTGGAGGCTCATGACGCCGGCCACCGGCTCGGCGTCGAGGTTGTCCACCGGCACCCGGTCGATGACCTCGCCGGGGTTACCGGCGAAGACCAGGCGGACGAAATACGTCCCGATCTGGGCCACCGCGGCGAACGTCGCCCGGCGCAGGATCGGGCTCGGGGCCTCGAAGTCGGCGCCCTGGATGGTCTGAAGCACGGTCAGGGCGTCGCGGGCGATCAGCTCGGCGCGCGTGATGGCGGGCGCGGCGACGACGTTGTACGGCTCGCGGTTGGTGCGGAACTGCCAGGTCAAAACGAGCGGCTGATTGATGCCGTAGGCGGCCCCGTCGAGGGCGACCAGGTAGCCGGGGGCCGCCAGGTCGTCGATGGACGTCTCGGTGACGTCGATGGGCGCCTCGTCGAGGTCGGCCCGGCTCTGGCTGTCCCGGATGACCAGGAAGTAGCGGCCGGCGGTCGCGGGCGTGAAAACGGCGTCGTACTCGCCCTCGGTGTCCGTCTCGGCCACGGCGACCGGCACGTCCTCGACGTCGGCCACACCGTTCAGGCGCCGGTAGAGGAGCACGCGCCCGCCCCCGTCGGCGGCGCGCCATAGCTCGACGTCCACGGCGTCGGCGCGCCCGGAGAGGCGGGTGAAGTTGTCGTCCTCGAAGAGGGCGAAGCTGACGGTGATGGCGGTCCCGACCTTCGGCATGGTCCGACCTTACACCCCGTTGACCCGGTTGGCGATCTGCTCGACGGACCAGATCCCCTTGTCCCCCTGGCGGGTGACGATCCGGTAGAGCGGCAGGACTTCGCCGCTGTACGCGGCCGGCACGGGCGGGGTCGGGATTTCGGGGATCTCGTCCACCGTTCGCACCTGGGTCGGGCGCCCCAGGAACACGTACCACTCCGGCGCCGGATCTTCCCCCTTGGGGATGAGCGCGAGGGTGTCCACCCGGTAGCTCTTGGCCGGCCAGGCGGCCGTCTCTCCGTCCTCCTCGCCCGCGCACACGCCGGGCAGGGTGTCCACCAAGCGCGGGTCGATGAGGTTGGCGCCGGCCGCGACGTAGAAGCGCAGCGGGTTCAAAATGGGGATGGTGTAGCGGTTGATGTTGTAGGCGCCGTCGGCCTTGTCGAAGAGGATGGCCACGCCCCCGCTCATGTAGAGCTGGCGCGAGCCCTTGACCGGCTGGAGGCGCAGACCCTCGGCGATGGCTCCGTGGAGGAGCGAGCGCAGGAGCATCGAGGTCGTAGCTCGCTCCCGCTCCAAGCGGCGCACCACGTTGATCATGGCGCGCAGGGCGGTCTCCAGGTCCAGCATGGCGCCCTCGCCCGGCTGGCCGTCCTGGTACTCGACGCGGCGCGCCTCCTCGTCCCAACGCCCGTTCAGGCCGAACGCCCGCACGAGATCCGGGTCGGAGATCAGGACGCGGCCGGCCGGCTTGCAGGAGGTCTGCGAGTCGTTCACGACGCGACCGGGAAGGGCGAAGGGGTCTTTGGCGGCGGTGAGGCGCGGCACAAGTTGTTCTCCTGCCGCGCCTCTGGTCGGGGCGGGCTTACGCGGTGGTGTTGCTGTAGTCCAGGTCGATCTCGTCGCTGGTGGAGAGATTGACACCGGAGACCACGGCGTTCCAGTAGAGCGTGTCCGTCGCCACGATGGCGCTGATCGCGCGGGCCGTGGTGCCCCCGTCGGCGCTGAAGTAGCAGTCCTTCGTCTTCACGCCGCTGCCCAGCTCGACGCCGACGCCGTTCAGGCTCACCTTGACGTAGCTGCCGGCGGCCGGCGTCTTCGTGATGGTGATCCCGGTGCTTGCGCCATCGGTGGAGATCGCGCCGCTGGGGTTGAGCGCCTTGTCGTCCAGGACGGGCACCGCGGCCTTGACGCCGCCCGCGCCCACGGCGACCGACGTGTTCTCGCCGAGCACGGCGAGCGCGCTGCCGTTGCCGCCGGTGAGACCGTCGCCGGCCACGTCGCTGCCCAGGATCGCGGCGGTCACGCTGGTCGCGGCGAACTGCGTCGTGCCGACGCCGCCGTCCACGATGCCCAGGGCGCCGCCGCTCTTGCGCTCGATGGTCGTGCCATCGACGTGCGCCCGCAGAGCGCCCGTGTTGAACTCCAGGCCGGAGTCCGTGTCGAGGAGCACGGCGAGCACGGTGCCGTCGCCGCCGGTGAGGCCGTCGCCCAGGGCGGACGCGGCGATCTCCACCTCGGTCACGCTGCCGGGGGCGATGGACGCCGCCTGGCGGCTCAGGACCACGCTGTCGCTGCGCAGGGCGTCGAGCGGGATGGTCTGGAGCGTGCCGATCTTCGGGTAGGCCAGCGTGTACTGCTGGGCCATCGTGTAGGGGTGGGACAGAACGATCTCGGAGGTGCCGCCCACCGGCCACTCGTCGCTGTAGAAGCGGATCGTGTAGGTGCCGGACGTGCTGCGCTCCGACGCCGTGATGATGGCCCACACGTCGTTGCCGCTGTTGTCGGGGTCGGTGATCTTCTGCCCGTTCAGGTCGTAGACCTGCGCGGCGTAAAGCCCCTTCTGGCCCACCCACACCTTCGAGCTGTTGGTGTTGAACCCATGCGCGCCGCCGCTCATGCCGGTGGTCAGCTCCAGCAGGACCGGGATGCCCACCTCGCCCGCGCCCGCGCTCACGCCGGCCGTGCTGCCGAACCCGAACTCGGTCGTCTCCGGCGAGCTGGAGATCGCGTAGGTCGCGGCGTTCGGGTTGCTCAGGTCGGCGGACGCGACCATGTAGAGCAACTTCTTGGTCCCCAGCAGGCTCGCCGGGACGCTCGACCCGAGCTTGCCGAAGGCGACCCCGTTGTCGGCCAGGTCCAGGGCCTCGCCGGTGCCACCCGTGGCGATGAACGTCGCGGCGAGCGCGAGTTGCTTGGCTTTGATCTTCCCCATCGTCCTTGTCTCCTTGGTGTTACGTGCTCTGCGGCACGATCCAGAGTGTCAACGACTCCCCGATGTCGAGGGGAATCGCGCCGGCCCACGTCAACGTGGTGCCCGAGGTCGTGAAGTCGTCGGGCGCGTTGTAGGACGCCCCGCTGTAGTCGATGCGCGCCTTGGGGTCGCCGTCCTGATCCAGCGCCGCGGCAAACGGCAGGTCGAAGACCCGCTGATCGGCGGCGGCCACGTCCAGGATGACGCGCTGCCAGTCGTCGGCTCCTCCGGCTGGGGCCGGGGGCGTCGGGTTGCGGCGGCGCATCGTCCCCGTCAGGTCGAGGCGCCCTCGCCGGCCACGCAGAGCGTGATCCCGGAGGCCCCGTCCAGGGTGATGTTCGTCAGGCGGTAGAGGCTCGGGCGGTGTCCGATGCCGGTGTCCCGGACCTCGGTCAGGGCGGCCACGCCGGCCAGCGTACCGGCCTTCACGATGTCCCCCAGGTCGGTCAACCGGTAGACCTCGATGTCGGCCTGGAACGCGGCGCCGCCGTCGGGCGCGCGCAGGAACAGGCGGGCCGCGTCGAAGCTCTCGGTGACGCCGCTCACCATGGCGCGGGTGTCGTCGTCGTGGTCGGCGACCGCGGCCGGCGCGGCCGGCTCGTCGTCCCCCAGGTTGCCGGCGGCGGCGACCACGACGGGGCGCCGATGGCTGGCGCCCTGGAGCGCGAAACGCACGGCGCCGCCGGTCTGGCGGACGGCCAGCGGCTCGGCGCCGGGCACCTGGAAGCCACGCTGGAAAAGTTCGTCTGGATCGCGATTGTTGGCCACGTCTCACCTCACCCGTTCGGGAACTCGTGCGCGAGGATCGCCTCGATCATCTCGCTCTTGGCGTTGCCGACACCCGCGAGGTTGTGGTTGCGGATGATGTCGCGCAGGCTGCCGCCCCGGTCGGGCAGTTCGGAGAGGCGAACCAGCTCGGCGCGCCGCGCCTCGAAGTGCGAGAGATCGGCGGGCGGCGGGGCCGGCGTCGCGGGCAGGTCGATCTTCGGTCCGTCCTCGGTGACGGGCGCGGTCGCCCGCGGGGACTCGCGCAGGGCCTTCTCGAAGCTCTCCACGTCGCGGCGCAGGTCGGACGCGCGCACCGAAAGCTCCGTGGCTTCGGGCGAGGCGGGCAGGCGCTCGATGGCGTAGCAGAGCGCGGTGGCCAGTTCGCCGGGCTGCACCTTGGCGACGAACGCGGAGAAGTCGAACTGGACCGTCAGGTCGGGGGCGCCGACGCCGTAGGGCCAGAGACCGGCCGCGGCGCAGCGGGCCTCGTGGGCGCGCACGGCCTCGGCGTCGGCCTCGGCGACCCCGCTCGTCACCAGCTCATCCAGGGTCGGCACGGTGGGCACCGTGCCATGCCAGGGCTGGGCGATGCGGAGGGCCTGGGGCACCAGGGGCGGGGCGGCGCCATCGACCTCCTGAACGTCGAGCTGCGCATAGGGCCGGGCGAACGCGGCGCACTCGATGGGCAGCTCGACCTGCCCGGTCAGGGTGGACTCCACCAGGCCGTCGGCCCGGCAGCGCACCTCGACGTGGGCGAGAATGATGGAGCCCTCGAAGGGTCGCAGGGCTCGGATGGTGCAATGCTTCATGGTGGTCTCCTCGGGGTGTCGGCGTGTCGGGTCGGGGAACGCGGGCCGCAGATTAGCGGCCGATGTTCTCCCAGACCACCATGCGGAGCTTCTGCACCAGTTCGGGGGAGGTGCGCTCGATCAGCATCTCCCAGTCGAAGTCGCCGATCTTGGCGAGCGGGACGCTGTGCAACTCCTCCAGTTGCGCGAAGCGCACCGCGTTGTCGCGGGCGCGGGCGTTGAGCCGGTTGGTCTGGCTCTTGCCGTACATCATCTCCAGGCCGATGGCGACCGCCGAGCCGGGGATCTTCCAGTTGAGGTCGTCGAAGGTCAGGACCGCGCCGGTATTGGGCAGCTCGCCGATGACGTAGAACTCGGTCGGACGCTGCGCGCTGTTGCGCAGGATCTTCACGCTCTTGGCGTCGGCGCGCATGTTGATGGTCAGACGGGCCCGGCAGTTGGCCACGACGTTGACGCCGGCCGACGCCGCGGAGGGCTGGCTGGGGCCGAAGTCGTTTTCAAACATGACCTTGTACTTGATCACGCCGAGATCGGCCGGGATGTCGATGGCCTCCCACTTGCTGTTGGCGATGTTGTTCGCGACGGCGACGGCCGGGGCGTCCGGGCGCACGGGGCTGTTCGGCGGGGGGTCACCCTTGAACTCGCCGTGCGTGAGGGCCGGGTCGAGGCTGTTGTCGGTCATGAACATCGCGATGCCGCCCTGGTGGCGGATGCCGGCGACGGTCGAGCCCAGGATGAGGCCCTGGTCGCCGATGTCCTTCACGTCCACGCGCTCGATGGGGAAGTTGGTCTCCACCTCGCCCTGGAAGTTCTCGGACGTCTCCGGGGTCATGAAGATCCGGTTCAGCTTGCCCCACCCGTTCTTGTACATCTGGGTGCCGGCGCTCTTGACGTCGCTGCGGCTCATCCAGGCGCCCCGCTTGTCGATGACCAGCGAGGGGTCGCAGGAGTAGAGCCGGTGCGCGAAGTCCGCGGACTGGTTGCGGGCCTGGAACTGCTCCAGGAGACCGGAGAAACGCAGGGTCGAGGTCGAGGCGGACGCCCGGCTGAAGATCGTCGAGATCGCCTTGAGCATCAGGAAGTTGCGCATGACGGCCTCGCGATTGCTCACGAGCGCGTCGGTGCTCCCCAGGATGTTCATGGTCTTCTCGGCGCGGGCGGTGCCCGTCACCTTGTTCACGAGCTGGAGGGTGACGATCCGCGTCATGAGGCGGGCCAGGTTGTAGCCCGTCTGCATGCCGAGACCGCCCTCGGGGGCGAACAGGGTGGTGCCCTGGACGTTGCCGTAGCTGTCCACGACGCCGAACTCGTGCTTGACGCTTGCGGCGTCCACGCTGGGCAGTTCGCGCAGGAGGCGCAGGTCGTCGCGATCCCAGAGCGCGACGTGCGCCTGCATCTCCAGGTTCTCGGGGACGGCGCCCATCACGTTGATCGCGCGGCTGCCGACCTCGGCGGTCATGGCCTTGAGACCCTGCTCGCCACCGACCAGGTGCATGAGGTCGGGGGTGAGCGGCAGGTACAGGCCGGCGGGGGTGTTCATCATGGCGTTCTCTCTCTTTCTTCCGTTGGAATGGGCCTGGGCCTCAGAGCACCGACTTGACGGCTTCGACGGGGTTGTTCAGGCGGGCGGGGGCCTGGCCGCGGTTCGCCCACAACTGCGCTTCGGCGCCCGTGAGGACGCCCTTCTGGACGGCGAGAAGGAGTTGGCTCTCGTCGTAGGGGCATTTCCCGGCCTCCTCGACGGGCGGCGGCAGGTGCACGCTGGGGGCCGGGTTGGTCACGCGGGGGTTGGCCACGGCGATGCCGGGGCCGCGAGGGGCCGCGGCCGGGGAGCGGGCCAACGCCCCCAGACGCTCGGCGCTCTTGAGCCCCAGGGTCAGGCTGCCGTCCACGCCCTGCGCGACCGCGCCGAGTTGGCGCTCGATGCGGCGCAGGCGCGGGCCGACGGCCACCTGCACGGCGCGCTCGATGATGCGAGCGAGGGCGGAACTGCCCACCTGGGCGACGGCGACGGCGCCGTCCTGGGCGGCCTTGCCACCCTCGGCCACCGCGCTGCTCTGGGCCTCGCGCTCGATGCAGGGCAGGCACCGCCCGCACCGCGCGCCCTTGCAGCCCTCGTAGAACGCCTTGGCGCCCTCCTCGCCCTCCTCGTCGCCTTCGCCTCCCTCGTCGTCCTCGTCCTCGTCGCCTTCGCCTCCGGCGTTGTCGGCGTCGGGCTCGGCGTGCGGGGCCGGCGGCGGGGGCGAGATCCCCAGGCCAGGCGGGGGCGAGCCGGGGAGCGCGGGCATGGGGCTCGGCGACGCGGCGGGGGCCGGCGCGCCACCGGGCGCCGGGGCGGCTCCGCCCACCGGGGGCATGCCGGGGGGCATGGCCTTGGCGCCCTCGGGCAACGCCTCGCGCAGGATGGCGAGGTTGCGCTGGATGGAGTCGATGGTGGTGTCGGACATGATCTCTCCTTCAACGGGTTGCGGCGGCGAGGTAGTCGCGCGCGCGCGTCTCGGGCCAACCGCAACAGGTCGTCAGGTGCGCCCTGGCCGCGGCGGTGGAATGAAACTTGCGGGTGCCCGCGATCCAGTGATCGCAGTCGGTCACGTCGGCGACGTCGAGCACCTGGCCCGGCCGTCGGCCCGGCTTGGCCTTGGCGCCCTCCAGATCCTCGGGCACGGCGGGGGCCACGGCGGCGGCGGTCATGGCCTTCTGCCCCTCGGGCAGGCCCCGGACGTGGTCGGCAAAGCAGCTCTCGCCCACGCCGGCCGTCTCCGGGATGCCGTCGGCCAGCGCCTTGTAGAACTCGCCGAAGGGGGTCGTCTTGACCGCGGTCCCGCTGTGCACGCCCTGGAGCGCCAGCGCGAGGTGATTCAGGAAAATCTGGACCGGGACGATCTTGCGCCCGCCCACGATCTGCGGGCGGCCCTTCACGATGGGCCCACCGGCCGAGCAGTGGACCATGTCCGGGGCGTAGCGCATCCACCCGGCCGCGGTGTCGGCGTGCTCGTTGACGCCCTCGGGCCAGAGATAGCCCTCGGCGTAGCTCGTGTCGTCCCCGCTCACCCGGATCTCGGTGAGTTTGCCGATGACGTACTCCTCCGGGCTGCGTCCGGCCTTGGCCATCGTCTCGGGGAATCGTTGGGGGCGAGACCAGTGGTTGATGTCGATCCACCCGCCCCAGCGGCGCACGCTGTCGTCGGCGTACTGCCGGAACGGCGCGGCGGACACCGACTCGCCTTCGAGGTCCGGCGAGGGATCGCTGAACCGGGCCCACAACCAGCGCACCTTGTCGGGGTGCGGGACGATGATCCCGTTGCGCGTCCAGACGTCGGCGCCCTCGCGGCGCTCTTTCTTCAGGTCCGGGCGGTGCATCGGAAGCTCGCCCGTCGCGGCCTTGAACGCCTCGAACCCGTCGAACACGGCCAAACGGCGCGTGTGCAGCTCCATGTCCACGTCGCCGTGGTGCGGGCTAAATTCGACGTGACTCTGGTGTGGGATCGCGTGCATCGGGCTTTCCTCGATGCCCGGCGATCCGCCATTGGGCCTGTCGGCGACTCTACCGGCGCGATTTGAGCGCGCGCAAGGGCCTGTTCACCCGTTGGGCGTCGATTCTGCCGCTCCGCGCCCGAACATGACGCGCACCTGGAGCGGGAGCGGGGTCTCTGCCTTGCACTTCCCGCAGCGGGCGATGACCTGCCCGTCGCGGAAGTGCAAGGTGCGGGCGACGCTGTAGCCCTCGGCGGGCTCGTCACCCTTGGCCGCTTCCACGGCCCCCAGGCGCCACCCGCACCCGCGGCAGGTGAGATCCATCAATCCCCCCGCGCTGCGCCGCGCTCCAAGGGGTGCACGTTGCGGCGCCGGATGCCGTCGGGCGCCTGGCCGCTCTGATAGTTGACGCCGCTCATGCCGGGGCGCGTCCAACCGCAGGTCTGAAAGGCATCGTCCACCAACTCGAAGTGGCACCGCTCGACTCCGGCGCGGACGGCCGGGCCGTGGCAGGTCGGGCATTCGGTGGGCTCGTTGCGGTGGTCCACCTTGCGGATGGCCTCGTGCAGGTGCCCCGCTGCGCAGCGGTACTCGTAGATCGGCATCAGGTCGCCCTCTTGTCGTGGTCGGCGTGGTAGGTCAGGGTCAGGGCGCGCAACTCCTGGTCGATGGCCTGGAGCGCGCGCACGTCGTCCTCGTGCCAGTGGCGGGGATCGTGCCCGATCTGCCGCTCCATCGCCTCTCGTTCCTCGCGCAGGGCCTCGATGCGCGGCCCGATGACCCCGACCCGGTGGATGTGGCCGTGTTGCACGGCGCGGCGGCGCACGGCCTCGACGCGGGCGAGGTTCTGCTCGACGCGCTCTCTCGCCTGGCGGGTGTGGTCGGCGTCCATCCGCGCCATCTTACACCGGCGGCGCCAGGGGCGAAGCGGCCTCGTGCAGGTGTTGGCGGATGAGGTGGGCGAGCCCACCCTCGTCCTGGCTTTCGTCGTCCTCGGCGTACAGTGGTACGTGCAGGCCGCGCTTGCGCTCCATGCGGGCGGCGGCGTCATGCTCCCAAGGGTGGTCAACCTGGAACGTGAAGACGTCTGGGCGGCCCATGCGCTGCCCCACCCGCAGGATGCGAGCGTTTCGCTGCTTCCAGGTGTGGTAGGTGGCCGGCGTGTCGTGGTTGACGATCCAGCTCGCGCGGGCCTGGAGGTTGGCCCCGGTGGCTCCGGCGTCGGAGAGGATGAGGATGTCGTGGTCGCCCTGGTCGAACGCCTCGCGCTTGCGGGTCTTGGCCTTCCCGGTGTCCTTGCCGGTGATGGTCTCGACCCGGTGGCCCTGCGCGCGCAGGTGCGCGGCGATCTGGGCGACGGCCTCGTGGTTGTGGGCGAAGATGACCCCGGCGCGCCGGTGGGTGTCTCCGGCGGCGGTGCGCTTCTTATGGTCCTCCGCGCTCTCGCGGGCGCCGCGGGGGAGCGGCTGGGTGCGCAACTCGCCGATCAACTTGTCCAGGTGGGCGAGCTTGGCGCCCTGGGGGTGCATGTTGACGTGGCGATTGAGCGCGGCCTCGCGGAAGGTCGCCGGGCTGCGGTGGACGCGCTCGGCCACCTCGCGGGCCCCGGCCTCGTCCGTGGGGGCAAGCGATGCGAACGCGGTGGGCGCCAGCGCACGGGCGGCCTCGACGTTGACCGTGCCGGCCCGCCGGGCGGCAGAGACCCGCTCATAGGCCCGTTGGGCGCCGTCCAGGGCCTCGGCCTGCTCTGGCGTCGGGTCGATGCGCTCGGTGCGGTAGTTGGGCTCGAAGGGCATGGGCGCCTCGGTCAGGAACGCCCGGCGGCGCAACTCGGCGCGGAGCGCGGGCCCCGCGGTGGTCGGATCGGTGCCGTAGCGGCGGGTGAACTCGGCGAGGCTAGTCTTGTTCGGTCCGTCGCCGTACTTGTGGGGAGCGACCTTCTTGAGCTGGTCGTACAACTCCGAGGTGTCGTTCTTGACCGGGGTGCCGGTCATGTAACCGCAGTATTTGGCCAGGCGCCCCAGGCTGTCGATGACGCGGGCGAGGTGGCTGTCCTCCTTGCCCTTGCGGTTGAGCGCGACGTGCCCCTCGTCCACGGCCACGAAATCGAGGAGGGCGTGGGCGTCGTGCGCGGTCAGGGCCGCGCGGATGTGCTGGTCGGTCTCGTCCTCGCTCCACGGCTGCACCGCGCGCGCCGGGGCCCCCTGCACCGGGCGGACGTCGGCCTGCCGCATCTTTTCGGCCAGATCGGGGAGCGCCTGGCTGTGCCATGCCTGGGGGGCGTCTCCGGCCTCATGGGCGCGGTGGATGGCCAACTCGTGAGTTAGGCCGGCCACCATGGGGCGGCCGTTGCTGTCGAGCCGGCCGGTGTGCGCGGCGTAGCTGACCCACGCCTTCACCTTCTGGCCGTTCTTTCTGGCCGCGGCGAGACGGCGGTGGCCGTCGGTGACGCGCATGCTGCCGTCCTCGGCCTGAACGACCTGGATCGGGGGCGGCTCTCCATGCTCGCCGGAGCGGGCCCACTCGGCGTAACGGTCGGCGTCGTCGCCACGGCCTTCGGTGTTGCCCTCGACGTTCTGCTCGGTCGTCACCAGATCGGAGGGGTCGAACTCCTGAAGGTGCTCGACGTCGGACCCATACATGCCCCGGAAGGTGTCGTCCACCTTCCAGGTGCCGACCGGGTAGCTCGGCATCTGGGCCGGGGTCGTGCGGCTGCTCGCCCCTCCCACGTATGCGTTGCGGGCGGCCCTGTCGTAGTCGCTCTGCCGGACCATCTGATCGGGGCGTACCTGGGCCAACTCGCGCATCTTGTCGAGGTGGTCGATCTCGGGGGCCTGGGCCTTGACCTCGCCGTCGGTGAGGTGGGCGGCCACCTGCTCGCGGCTCATTCCCAGGTGCGTCGCCACCATGTCGGTGACGTCGTCCCGAAGGGCCTGGTGGGTCACGACGACGACGTGTTTTGTCGGATCGGCGTAGGCGGCCATCCGCTCCGCTTTACTTTCGCCGGGGCGGGCGTGCCAGCGCATATGCGTCGGGTTCACGAAGGCCAGAGCCTCCCCTCCGAACTGCCCCTGCACGATGGAAGGCACTGAGAAGACCCCGCGCTGCACGCGGCCCTGGCCCTTGAGGTCGGAGAACGTCCCGAAGGCGACCGTCGTCTTGCCGTTGCCCGTCCCCAGGAACATCCCGATCTTCCGGGACCGCTGCCACGCCTTGATCGCGCGCTGGCGCTTGGCGCCTGGCCCCGAAAAGTCGGCGGTGCGCGCATCGAAGGTCTGGCGCGGGTCGATGATGCCGGCGTGCTGGCTGACGATCTGGGCAAGCTGCCCCTCGGCCTGCTGCCCCAGGGTGTATCGCTCGTCCAGATCCGGCGCGCGGCGCGGATCGGGCGCGGTTTCGGCGGTCGAGGTGGTCTGGCGTTGCTCCATAGCCCGCGCCTGGGCCTGATACCGTTCGCGGGCCTCCTTGTACGGGTCGGCGCTGAACTGCCCGCCGCGCCCGCGGGTGCGGACGGTGGCCCCGGCGCTGTTGCGGAATCGTCTGACGCGATCTCCCCAGTCCGGGTCGAAAGCGAGGCGGTGTCCGGCGGCGCCGTCGACGGCCTGCACGCCGATCTGAAGCGGGCTGCGGGCGTGGTCCTGGTAGAGCGTGCGGAACTCCTGCACGAACCTGGAGCGCACGAAGTCCTGGAGGGCGCGGTACGCCTGCGGGGCGCTCCCGTGGCTGGCGACGTAGGTCTCCCAGTCGGGGGCCTCGTAGCGGGAGGCGGCCCGGCGGGCGCCATGCTCGGCTGCGTCGCGTTCCTGGCGCCAGGTCTTCCACTGCGGGCTCGCCCCGTGGTGGCGGGCCTCGAAGGCGGCGCTCTCGGCCTTCTCTCTGGCGTCCTGGGCTCGGGCGAGCGTGATGGTGGCGGCCTGAGCCTGGGCGGCGCTCTGGCTGTACGCCTGGTGTGCCGTGCGCAGATCCTCCGGCGTGGCCTCGTCGGGCGCGTCGAGGCCAGCGGCGACGGACGCGGCGTGGTGGTGGCGCTCGCGGGCGGCGGCCACTTCGGGGTGCTTCTCGTCCACCGTGGCGTCTCGCGCCGCTGCCAGCGCAGCGGCGGCGCCTTGGGCGGCGGCGGCCTTGTCCTTGTCCTCGTCCTCGGGCGCGGCATCGGCGGCGGCGCGGGCCGCATCGTGTTTGGCCTGCGCTGCCTGAACGCTCGGGTGGTCCTCCTGAACGTGGCGCTCGCGGACGGCGCGGTAGGCGGCTTGGGCCTGTTGCGCGTGAGCCTTGGCGATCCTGCCGAACACGGCCTTTGGATCGGCCACGGCGGCCTGGGCGCGCTCGTGCTCTACGAGGGACTGCTCCCAGCGGTCGTTGGCGTTACGCGCGTCGGCCTCGGCTTTCTCGACGTCTTCGGGCGACGGCGTGCCAAAGCCGGCACCGCCGAAACCCATCGTGGGCATGTCGAACCCGAAACCGCCTTGCTCGGCTGCGGCTTCGCGGGGCGGTTCCGGGTGCTCGCTCGTCCACTTGGCCATCACTGTTTCGGGACGCAGCGCCTCGGGCATCTCTCCGGCGCGGCTGTGGAAGTAGCGGTAGAACGCCTCGCGCAGGCTGGCGCGCTCGTGGTGGCTCAACTGCTCGGTCGGCTTCCACGCGCCCACCGCGGCGGGGTGGCGCCCCAGGGTGCGGAAGGCGAGATCGTTGGCCAGTTCCGGGTCAAGCTCCTGGTGATGCAGGGTGCCGACCTTGCCCACCCGCTCGGCGTGCTGGCGGGCCAGTTCGGTGAAGTGCGGCGCGTAGCTATCGGCGAGCTGCACGGCGGCCATCTTGTCGTCGCTGCGCGATGGCATGTGCGCCTCGACCGCCTGGTGGAAGGCGGCGAGCTTGCCCTTGGCGGCGATCTCGCGGCGCTGCGCCTCCCATTCGGCGTGAGCCGGATTCGGACCCGGCTCCGGCTCGGGGTCCCATGGCATCCGCGCTTGGCCGTCGTCCTGCGCCGCCGCGGTCTTCGATGGCTCCGGGTGCAACTCCTGCCATGTCTGCACCTGCTGGCCCTGGAGATCGGCCTCGGACACCCCGGCGGCGATCCCGGCCATGTGCCCGCCGGTGTTCTGGAGGTCGAGCATGATGTCCACCGGGCGCCAACCGTCGTGCACCCGCTGGGCGATGTAGGTGCCCATCGCCTCGTGCATGTCGCCGTGCTGGGCGAGCGCGTAGTCAAATGGCTGGGCGTTGGTGGGCGCCTCGCCCTGGAAACGCTGCTCGGGGCGAACGTCGGTGCGCTCCATGAACCCGGCCGGGCGCCACTTCGGATCGTCGCGCTGGCCGGTGCGAATGGCCTCCATGTCGCGGTCGAGACGAACCTCCTCGGCATCGACCGGGCGAACCAACTTGCCGAAGGCGGCCGGCTCGACGGTCAGCCATCCGTTCTTGCCGTCGTGCTCGATGCGAAAGTCGCCGTCGTCCAGACCCGTCGCGCGGGCGAGCCCGGCGAGCTTGGTGGGCTCGACCGGGCCTGCCGAGACGCGGATCGGGTTGGCGGCTGGGGCCATCATGGCGGCGTGCAGGGCGGCCGACGTCTCCAGGAACCCCAGGGTGCGGCCAAGGGTCTGCCGAGCCTGGTCGAGGTGGTCGATGCGCTGCTTGTTGAGGGCCTGCCACTCTCGCAGATCGCCCTGATCCTGCATGCCCTGGTGGACCTCGTGCGCGGCCTCGTAGGCGTCGCGGGAGGTGTCCATGGCCTCGGGGATGTGGGCGTCCTGAAGGCGCAGGTGGTAGTCGCCGATGGCCTGGGTCAGGGCTTCGCCCTGCTCGGGATGGGTCTGGCGGATCTGCCAGGCGAGGAGCTTTGCGGCGCCCTCGGACCCCAACAGGTCCACGACGTGCCGGTCGATGGTGGACCCGCGCAGGATCTCCTGGGCGTGATGGTTGACCGCGTCGAAAGTGCCCCGGCTCATGTGGCGGGCGAGATCGGCGTGAGCGGCGTCCTGGTCCTCTTCGAGCATCTGGCCGATGTCGCGATAGGTCTCCTCGACGTGGGAGAGAAACGCGCGGGACCGCTGGGTGCGGATCTCGCCCTGCACGGCGGCCACGACCTCGGGCGGGGGGTGGTCGGCGAGCTGCTGGGTCGGCTCGATGGCGCCGCCGCGGGGAGCTTCCCAGGGCTGCGAGGTGGCGGCGGCGGTGTCGCCGGCCATGATGGCGTTGCGGCGCCGCCGGGCCTCCTTGTCGAGGCCCCGCATCTTGAGCCCGGCCTCGAAGATGGCGCGGGCCGTCTGGCCGTCGGTCACGTCGAGGGATGGACCGTCGGCGGCCTTGGGCGGCGTCGCGTCGCCGGTGAGCACGCCGGACGCGAGGGCCTGCCGCAGGAAGGCGCGGCGCTGCGCGTCGGTGGCCTCCCCAGAGATCAGCGCCTCCTCGCCCAGTGCGTCGGCGGCCCCCTTCACGGCCGGCACCTGGTCGCCCACCTGCTCGGCGAGCTTGCGCAGATCCTCGGGGGCGGCGGTGCGCAGGCGGCGGATTGCCTGGGCGGCCTCGTGGGAGATCATGGCGATGGCCCGCGCGGGCAGGGTCTCGACGTGCTCTTGATTGAGCTGCGCCAACTCCGGCGCTCCGGCGGCCTCGCGGTGTGCCTGCTCGGTGCGCGCCGTCATCTGGCGCTCGCGGGCGGGGTCCATGAGCCCGTGGTCCACGGCGGCGGTGAGACCTCGGCGCACGGCCTCGTTGAGCTTCGGATCGGCCATCGCGTCGATGGCGTCCTGGCCGCCGCCGCGGACGGCCGCGGCCATGTCTTCCATCGCCTCGCGAGCGTCGTCGGGCATGGTGGGCGCGGTGTCGTCGCCTCCGGCCTCGGTGACGGCCTCCTGGAGGCGCCGGAAGGATGCCAGGCGCCTGCCGGCCAGCCGGGCAAAGGCGGCGATCTCCACCGGGCCGGCGGCCTCGATGTCGGCGTGGGTGAGCGTCGCGGCGCGCGCGTACCGCTGCGCGGTGGTGAGCGCGTCGAGCGGATCGCCGTGTTGCAGGTCGGCGTCCAGCCGGGACCGGAGCGCCTGCGCGCGGGCGAGATCGGCCTGTTGGTCGGTCAGATCGGACCGCTCGGGCTGGTAGTCGCTGCCGCCGCGCATGACCTGGCGGCCGGCCAGGTCGCTCGCGCCGATGCCGCCGTCGCCACTCGTGGCCGGAAGCTCTCCCAGGCCGGCGGCCTCGCGGGCGTCGGTGTCCTGGGCCAGCGTCTTGCGGGCGTTGGCGACGAGAACGCGGGCCTTGCGGTAGGCGTCGGCCACGGCCTCCTGGTGGGCCTGCTCCTGTCCGGCCTCCGGCGCCTTCTCGATCTGGTCGGCCAATTCGTGATGCCCGGCGTGGCGGAGCACCTGGACGGCGGCGGCCCGGCGGCGCTGCTGGTGCTGGCCCTTGACCTCTTCGAGGGCGTCTTTCTGGCCCTGGTCTAGCTTGGCGCTCTCGCTGGTGCGGCGGGCCTTGCGGCGCTCGGCGGCGGCCTTGCGATACTCCTCGGGCGTCTTCAGGTTCAGGCGACGCAGGTTGAGCTTGCCCCCGGCGCCCCCGATGATGTGCCCCTGGCGGGGATTGGTCGGGTGGACGCGCACCAGGACCGGCACGCCCTTCTCGTCGTGCCCGCGGGGGTGGACGGTGATCCAGCGTTCGCCGGAGGGCGCGGTCTCGCCGAAGTCGAGCTTCGGGACGCGGCCGGGCTCCTTGAAACCCTCGCGGTACTCGGCGATGGCCTTCAACAACTCGGGGTGCACCTGGCCGGCCCGCACGGCGGCCAGCACCTCGGGCTGCATGATGCGGTCGAGCGCCGCGTCGGTCCGCCCGTGGCGGTTGTAGTGTTCGAGCACGGCGTCGCCGGCCTCGTGGGGCACGGTGTTGACCACCTGCATGATCTTGGCGGCCCGCGTGCCCTGGGCCCACTTCTCGGTCGTCGCCAGCCGGTCGAGGCTGCCGGCGGCGGGCTCCGTGTACCCGGCGGCGCCCGCGGCGGCGGCGGCCTCGTGTGGGCTGTCGAAGGTCTTGTGTGAACTGAAGCCGTAGGGGTCGTATTCGCTGTAGCGCCAGCGGCCCGGCTCGCTCGCATCGGGGATCACGACGGCGTGGTGATCGGACTTGGGGTGCTTGAACTCCAAATGACCCCGGTCGAAGTGCTCCAGGGTCGCGTTCATCTTCGCCGCGGTGTCGTGGTAGGGCGAATTGACCTCCTGCAACAACTCCGGGTCGTCGCCGGCCTCCTCGGACGTGAACCCAACGACGCGGGCTCGGCGGGTCTCTGGGTGCAAGTGGACGCCGCGCTGGTCCGCCTCGACACGCTTCCAGCGGTGGCTCATGGAGTCGAACATCAGGCCGGGGGCGTTGGCGATGGGCCCGGCCTTGGCGCCCTCGGCGAAGACCACGTTGACCCAGAAGTCCACGGCCTTCGCGGCCTCGACCTGGAAGCTCCCGGTGATGTGGTCGCTCATCGCGGCCGGGTGGAACGGCGTGTGCTCGCCGAACGTCTGGTGCCAGGCGTAGCGGCGGCGCAGCTCGTGCTCGCCATCCTGGCGCGTCTCCTCGGCGGCGGCCTTGCGGTATGCCGTCCAGGTGTCGGGGTCGTGCGTCACGCGCCCGGCGGCCCATCGGAACAGGGTCGGCCGATCCACTCGGCGGCCCATGTCCTTGAGCTGGATCAACTTCTCCAGGTCCACGGTGCGCCGGTCGTTCTGATCCTTGACCCACCGGGTCGAGGTCCGACCTCGGCTATCGGTGCGCCGCTCCTGGTGGAGCGACCCACCATGAGACGGATCGCCGGATGGAACAGGATCGTGACCGCCGAAGATGTTGAGCTGCGCAGGCTGCATGCGGTTGTTCTACCGCGCGCGGCCCGCTCGCTCAATCCGCGGCCTGCGCTCCCGGACCGAAACCGACGGCCACCCGGAAGCCTTTGGCGGCTTCGCGGTAGTGGGCGGGGTTCTCGGCCAGGTGATCCATGGCGATCTCCTGGGCGATCCCGCGGTCGTCGGTGTGCTCGGTCTCCTCCTCGGTGCCCTCGGCAAGGTCGTCCGGGTCGAAGTCCTCGGGCTCCATCTCGTCGGCGGGGCCCCCGTGCAGGCGGTCCTTGTGCGCCGCCTTGCCGGTCTCGTCGGGCGGGAGGAGCGGATCGGTGCCGGGGTGCGGGTTGCCGTGTTCGTCCACCTTGAGCTTGCTCTGCCAGTGCTCCGGGATTCGGCCGGCCGGAAAGAAGCGCCCGGTCAGGATCGGGTGCTTCATCGCGCCTTGCAGGAACTTCGCCACGGTGTCGCGGCGCTTCACCGGGTCCTGGTGCCAGGCGGCGTCCGCCGCGGCGGCCTCGGCCTCCTTGCGCTGGTGCTCGGCCGCTCGCTGAACCCGCTCGGCTTCGGCCTGGCGGGCGCGTTCCTGGGCCTGCTGTTGCGCCTGGCTCTCGGCTTCGGCGCGAGCCTTTTCGATGCCTGCCCGGTGGGCCTTGGTCTCCGCGCTGGGCTCGGCGTTGGCCTGGGCGGCGGTGTGCGGCATGAAACCGCCCTCGTCGTGCTGGTCGCGGATGAAGTGCAGGGTGTAGCCGTCGGCGTCGTTCTCGCTGCGCAGGACGCCGTGCTCGTGGCCGGTGTCGTCGCCCCAGGTGGCCACCGGGCGCCACGCTTGCTTGGCTGGGTGCCAGTATTCGAGATCTTCCGGCGGGATGGCCTGCTTGGTGTAGCGGCTGCCCTCGACGTCCTCGTTGCCGACCGGGTCGACGACGGTGCGGCGTTTCGTCGCGCGGAGCATGACCGGGACGCGCTTCGTCAACGGCCCGTCGCCGTGCTGGTCTTCGAGCTGGTCGCCAACCTTGCCGTGCCACTCTTTCGCGGCCTGGAAATGGTGGGAGAGAAAGACCTTGCCCTGGCTGTGGTTGGCGTAGGCCCCGTGACCGTAGAGCCCTTCTCCGCTGCGAGGCTGCAAGCCCTTGCTGGCGATCTGCGGCATCGAAGCGTGGCTGGTGGTGTGAAACAGGTGCCCGGCCGGCTGGTCGTCGCGCGTCCAGCGGTGCGAGGTCGGGTCGAGGTGCAGGCCGGGGGCGTTGGCGATGGGCCCGGCCTTGGCGCCCTCGATGAGATCCCACCGGGCCGGGCCGGCGGCGGCGCCGGCCTCCCAACGGATCTTGTCGGGCTCGGCGTACCCCAGTCGATTGCCCGACCGGGCTCCGCCCCCGCCGGCTGCTTTGCCTTCGACCCGCGCCACTGGGCGCAGGCCCTTCTCGCGCAGGGCTCGATAGGTCGTGCCGTCCTCGGTGCTCAAGCTGTAGGTCACGAACAGGGCCGGGGCCTCGGCGTCGCCTCGTTTCGAGCGGTCGAGGAGGTCGATCATGCGCGCCGCGAGCTTCGACGACGCGCCCTTGGTGGTCCCGTCCGACGCGATCCGGGTCAACTCCAGGATGTTGCGCGGGTCCACCCGCCCGTTGCCCCAGCGCCCGGTCGGCGTGCCGGCGGTGGCGACGGCCACCAGGCGCCCGCCCCGCATGCACCCGACGGCGTAGATGAGCCCGCGCGGGTTCATCTCGGGCATCTGGCTGTGGTGCTCGGCGATGAACGCTCGGGCGGTGTCCAGCGGCACGTTCACCAGGCGGAGCTTGCCGGCGGGCGCGATGGCGTCGGCCAGGATCTCGCGCACGATGATCGCGGGGATGAGCCCGCCGCGATCTGCGGACTCGGCCACAAGCGCAACGGCATCGGCTGCATCTTGCGGGCGCCACTCGGGCATGCCGATCAAGCCCGGAAGCTCGTCCGCCCGGATGGTCATGGGATCGTCCTCGAAGCTCTCCTCGGGCGCCCACTCGCGGGCGTGGCCGGCGTCGTGCAGGGCGCCCTCGATGAGGTGGACCTCCCCACCGTCGAAGATCCGTCCGACGTGCTCGACGATGTTCGCCGCTCGTCGTTCGGCTTCGGCCCGCTCGGGCGTGATTTCGGCGTGGCCGCGCTCGCCAGGGGCGGGCGCTCCGGCGTGGCCCATCGCGGCGTGCAGCGGCTTTGTTCTGACGTGCCGGTGCTCCGTCCGGCCCCGGCGGTCGGTGCGCGTTTCGAGGTGCAGGCGGCCACCGTGGTCGAGATCGGTGAGGAACGACAACTGCATCGCCTTGGCGCCCTCTCCGAACGCGATGCGGATCGCGCGCCGCTTGCGGACCGTGGTCGAGCCCGCGCCGGTGATGAAGCGGTGCCAGGCTCGGTCGAGGGCGACCTCGGCCCACGGCATCTCGTAGTTCTTCGGCGAGTCCTCTCCGCGGGTGTGCTGTTGCAACCACCCGTCCGGGTCGGCCACAAACGCGGCGGTGGCGTCCTTGTCCAGGTCCATCTCCGCGGCGATGCGGCGGCGCTCGGCGGCCGACGTCCACCCGCCCGGAAAGCCGATCTCGTCGGTGTAGTCGGCGAGGTCGGGATCGGTGGCGGCGAACGCCGATTCGGCGACGTCCTCGCGCACCTTGTCCTGGGCGGCGGTGAGCTTCCGCGGCGGTCCTTTCTCGGGACGGCCCACGGCGGCGGTGATGGCGACGCTGTCCAGGGTCACGCGGGCACCGGGGCTTGTTTCGGCGACGATGCGCTCGATGTCGGGGAAGCGCGTCGAGCGCGGGCCCACCCCGAGAAGATGGAGCGCCAGCGGGCGGCGGGGTCGCAGGAACGCGGCCAGATCGGCGTCGCTGGTGGCGTCTTTCTTCATGGGGATCGCGGGCGTCCAGTCGGTGCCCAGAATGGCATCGACCCGCGCCGCGAACGCAGCCATCGACACGGCGCCTTTCTGGATCGGCACCAGGATGTGCGCGCCCTTGGCGCGGATGGCGCGCACCCGGTCGGCGTAGCGCGTGAGCCGGCGCAGGGTCTCCTCCTGGTCTGCGACCTTGTCCGGTGCGACGGCGTAGAGCTGGCCTCCCAGGGCGTCGGCCATGCGGTCGTACAGGTCGAGGCGGCGTGTCCATTCGGCGTGGGTGATGGGATCTTTGTCCACCGGCCCGTCCGGCGTGAACGCGATCTCTCCGAACGCCCCCGAGTCGAGAAAGAAGCGCACCAGGCGGCCGTCGGGAGTCGTCCGCCCGCGCAGGGCGGCGGCGGCCGTCTCGGCCTCGCGGTTCATCTCGCTCGCCGTCGCTCCGGGGTTGATCCCGATGTCGGCGAAACCGGCGATCTCTCCGGCGTGGTTCGACCCGCTGGCAAAGTATCCTCCCAGGTCGATCTTGAACGTCTCGGCCTCGTTGAACAGGGCGAGTTGCGCCGTCGCTGCCGGCCCGGCCGGCGTGGTCGTGACCCATCGGCGCTCGGTGCGCCCGCGCTTGTCCGTCCGCGTCTCGGCGTGGAGGCGGCCTCCGTGGGTCGGCTCGAAGAGACGCATCTGGTCGGCGGCCTTCCCGGCCTCCGGTGGCGAGTCGGCGGCGAGCGCGTCGGCCAGCTCGGTCAGCGCCAGATCGGCCCGGAACTTGTGCCCGACGCGACGTTCGAGGGCGACATACTCGCGGAACAACGCCGGGTTGGCCTGGGCGGCGATCTTCAGGTCGTCGCGGGTGGCGAAGACACAGAAGACGCAGGACAACCGGCGCATGCCGAGGTCGTAGGCCCCGTGATAGGGCGTGCCGGCGTCGCGGATGCGCCGCCAGACGTCGCCCTCGGTCCAGTGGTGGATGGGCAACCACTCGTCCACCTGCCGCTTGCCGTTGCTCGCCCCGTCGTCGCGCTCGAAGACGGGCATCTTGGCGCGGTTGCTGCTCTCGTCGGCTCGCAGGCCCATGCAGTTGAGAATGCGCACCGGCGCGCCCTTGCGGCCGATCTCGTCGGTCAGGCGCGTCATGAGGGTGCGGATGGGGCCGCGCTTGTGGTCGGAGGTGCAGTAGCGCGACGCGCTCGACGGCCAGGCGATCTCCTTGCCGAAGTCCACCGGATCGGCCTCGGCCTTGCCGTTCTTCAGCTTGCGTTCGGCGGCCTGCTTGAGCTTCCGGGCGCGTTCGTCGGGGGCCTGCGCTCCGTCCGCCTGCGCCGGCCCGATGAGCCCGGCCAGCGTCTCGGCGCTCGCCCCCGCGAGATCGCCCCAGGTCCGCACGCCGGACTTGGCGAGGGTCGCGACGTCGTGGCTGCGCTGCTGGAGGTCCACGGCCCGCTGGTCGATCTGCTCGATGAGGTCGCCCTTGGTCTTCTGTACGACCTCGAAGCGCAGGCCGTAGTGCCGGGCCTGCGCCTCGGCCAGCTCGCGGGTGCCCTCCCATTCCACGCGCCCCAGATCGGCGTGCACGACGACGACGCGGTCGAGCACGCCCTGGGCGCGGGCCTGGGCGACCACGTAGTCGAGCATTGCCTGGCTGTCCTTGCCGGCGGAACTGTTCACCAGGATCGTGTCGTAGTCGCGCAACGACGGCTCGGGATGAGCCGGGGCCGGGCTCGGGTCGTGGCCCAGTCCGTCAAGGCGGTTCTGGGCGCGCAGGCCCGGCGCCGTCGGCGCTGCGCCTCGCGCGCGGGGCGCCCGCTCGCCGATCTGCACCAGGGCCTCGGGCGGCGGCTTGATGCTTGGCGCAGTCGAGAAATTCGGGGCCGTTTTTGGGTCGATCTTGGCCTGCGGCGCGGTTCCGGTGCTCGAACTTTCGGCGGTAATCCACCGGGCCTCGCTGCGCCCGGTCGCGTCGGTCCTGGTCTCCTTGTGGAGCCGGCCACCGTGGCTCGGATCGCCCATGAGGTCGAACATGCTCATGGTGTTCGTGTCGCGGCGGTCGATGGCTTTCCCACCCTCTTGCGTGTCGGCCAGCTCGGCGATCTGCCGGCGCACATACTCCAGGCGCCGCCAGGCGTCGTCCAGGGACGAGTCGCGATCCACCGGCGGCGGCTCGGCGCTCTGGGCCTCGTGCAGGTTGAGGGGGCGGCCCCGCTGCTTGGCGTCGGCGAGGAGCGCCCCCAGGCGGGCCACCGGGATGCCCGTCACCTCGCCCTGGACGCCGCGCACGTCGTAGGAGGCCCGAAAAGTGCGCAGGGCCTCGCGGCGGGTGGCGAACCCCACCATGACCTTGTCCTCGTCGTAGCGGCCGGTCTTCGGGTCTTTGGCCCGGATGACCCACGCGGTCGGAGCGTCGCGCTCGGGCCCCACGAACACGTCCACGGCGTCGCCGTCCACGCCCAGGGTGCCCCGGAACTCGCCATAGTGCGCGGGCATCAGGACGGCCCACGGGCTGCCGTCCTGGCCTCTTCCCTGGCGCACGGTGCCCTCGGGCGTCTCGACGTCAACCGTGGGCAGGCCGGGCACCTGGACGGTGCCGTGGTGGTGGTATTCCTGCGGCCGGCGGGACTCGGCGGGCGGGTCGAGCGGCAGGGCCTTGTGCCCCTCGCGGATGGCCTGGAGCTGAAGCAAGAGGCCGGCGGCGGTCATTCTGCGTCCTGGTCTTCGAGGATGTAGTCCTCGCCCTCCGGGGTCTGACAGAACGGCGAGCCGGGGCAGTCCTGGGCTCGCTCGGCCTGGAACTCGAACGCCTCGGCGACGGCCTCCAGGAACGGCCGGTCGTTGTACCAGGTCGCGGCCAGCGGATCGGCGTAGGCTCCCAGGTGGGGGATATTGGCGCGGGTGAACCCCAGGCGCTTCAACCACCGCTTCACGATCCACCAGTAGGGGCCGAAGTTCCGGTAGTAGGCCGGCTCGGTCTGGAGCGTCTGCACGAGGAGGGTCGCGGTCTCCTTGGTCGGGGTGATCATTTGCGGTCCTCCGAATTGATCCGCCGGATGGCCTCCCTGACGAGACCGTGGTCCTCGCCCTGGCCTCCGACCACGCGGTTGTGGGCGTTCTTCCACTCGTAGCTCGGCTGGTACTCGTAGCGCCCGGTGTTGCTCATGGAGCCGTGCCGGCCATGGGTGTAGACGGGTTTCTTGCCCTCCGCGCGCAGGTGCGCCACCAGGCCCCGCACGATGGCCTCTCGGTCCTCGCCCCACGGCAACAGGCCGACGGCGTCCTTGGCCTCCGGGGTGCCGGCGCGAACCGCGGCCACCGCGTCCCCTCGGCGGACGAAGACGTGCCCGTGCTTGGCGTCCGCGGCGGATAGGTTGGCGATCTGGCGGGCCTCGGGCTCGAACTCGCGGCGGATGTCCTTGGGCCAGTCGCGCATCTCGGCGAGGGCGCCGCCGGCCAGGCTGGGGTACTTCTTGGCGCTGTCGAGCTTCGCCTTGATTTCGGGTCGATAGGCGTCGGCCTCCGTCTCCGGTCCGGTGTGGGTGACGTATTCGGGCAAAAGCGCGGCCGAGATCGTGGGATTGTCGCTCCAGGAACGGCGGCGCGGCCCAAACGGGCGCACCGTGACGCTGCCCCTGACCGGGTCCACGTCGGTGATGACATGGCCGGAGTCGGTGACCTTGTCGCCCTTCGGGTGGATGACGTCGCCCACCTTCAGGATGGCGCCGGTGGTCGGGACCGCCACGCACGGGACGTTCGTGTCGAGCGCCTGGCGCAAAGGCTTGGGAAGCTCGGTCACCCGCTTCAGACGCTCGGTGTCGAGGCGGATGTTCTCGGCCAGCCGGCGAGCGGCGTGGCTCGTCTTGTCGGGCATCTTGGCCAGCGCGGAGCGGCGCTTGATGACACCCTGCCAGTCGCGCATGGCTTTGGCGCGGGCGGCGTCCTGGAGCGCGGCGACGCGGGCTCCCCGGTTGGCCTCGAAGGTCTTGCGGGCCTCCTCCGGGTCGTCGGCGAGCATGATCTGAAGCTCCTCCGGGCTGAACTTCTCACCCTCCTCCGTGTTCTCGGCGTAGTCGGACCCGCTGTAGAGGTTGGCGACCCACCCCTGCTTGCCGCTCAAGATGGCGTGGCGGTAGCTGTCGAAGCTGCGCTTCGAAAAGTAGGTGTGGATCTTGACCCGGTCGTACTTGTTGCCCTGGCGCACGGCCCGGCCCTCGCGCTGGTGGTACTTGCCGGGGCTCCACGGCAGGTCGAGGTGATGCAGGTCGGAGGTGTTCTGCTGAAGATTGACGCCCTCGCCCATCGTGCCGGTGTTGCCGATGACGATCCGCGTCGTGCCCTTGTTGAACCGCTCGCTGATCGCGTACCGCTTGTCGGCGTCGGCCGCGGTCTTCGCGTTCAGGATCTCGATCTCCTTCTCGGGGATGCCGGCCTCCACCAGGAGCTTTTTCAGGGCGGTGTGGCTGTCGTTGCGGTCGATGAATACGACCTGCCCGCCACGGCCCGCCTTGAGGTTCTTCACGATGGTTCCCACGGCCTCGTGGTACTTCGGGCTGTGCCGCCACTCGCCCGCGTGCTCCGGGTGCTCCTCGGCGAGCAAAGAAAGGTCCGTGCCGGCGGCGTTGAGCTGGTGCAGAAGCCAGAACGTCGCCGCGGCGGCGACCCTGGGATCTTTGTCCAGCTTGCGGCGCTCGAACTCGTCGCGGATGTCCCGGAACGCCTGGTGCTGCTGGGGGGTCATGTCCACCAGGTGCTCCTCGCGCTCGACCTGGGGGAGTTTGAGGTTGACCTCCTTGGCGGTGCGGCGCCGCAGTCCGCGCTCCATGACCTCGCGCAGCTCGTTCATGTTCTTGAACCCGACCGCGCACTGGGCCATCTCGGCCTGCTGGTTCGTGTTGATGATCGTCCGCTCCTCGATGTCCACGTAGCGGTCGATGAATTCCTCCAGGTTGCGCACGCCCACCTGGCGCCAGACCTGGGGGGTGGCCTGGAGCATGAGGTGGTAGACGTCCATCGGGCTGTTCTTGGCCGGCGTGGCGGTGAGGAGGAACACCCCGTTGCCGTTGACGCCCAGACCGTCGGCGCCGTTCTGGCTCATGCGCTGCTGGTGCGCCTCGTCGGTCTCGTCGGGCTTGCGCCGCTCGCGCACCAGGGCGGCCTTGAGCTGGAGGTCGTGGGATCGCTTCACGTTGTCAGAGCTGGACCCCATCATCTTGACCTCGCCCCCGCGGGACCGCGGGCTGCCGAGGTTGGCGAAGTTGTGGGCCTCGTCCACGAACATCGCGTCGATACCCAGATCCTCCCAGTGGATGATGCTCTGCTTGACCCCGAAGGCGAGCTTCGCCCGCTCGGCCTGGTAGGAGGCGAGGGCTTTGGCGAGCTTCTTCTCGCGGCTGTCGAGCGAGACGGCGACGGTCGATTCGCGGGCGCTCAACTTCGACGCCCGGCGGGCCCAGAAATCGTCTCCCTCGAAGCGGGTGACGTTCTCGTCGCGAACCGGGATGCGGGCCTGCGCCTCGTAGGTAAACAGGACCATGTCGTAGTCGTTGGCGGCCAGATCGGCCAACTTTCTCGTCAAAGCCTCGTCGCTGTCCGCCTCGGCGACGTACTCGGGCACCTGCGGATCGTGCCAGGTCTTCTTGGGCTTCTCCTTGCTGGTCGCCCCGACCACCAGAACCTTCGCGCCGGGGTGCAGCTTTTCGATCTCCTTCGTCCAGTTGATGATGACCGACTTGGGGCAGGTGACCGCCACCTTGCGGGCCTGGCCGCTGATCCGCATCTGGCGCGCGGTGGCGATGGTGTTAAACGTCTTGCCCAGACCCACGTCGAAGGCCACGATGCCGCCCCGGCGGTCGGTGTTCCACCGGATCTGCTCGTAGTGGTAGGGGTGCAACTCGAAGGTGAGCCCGTCGATCTTCATCGGCGTGCTGTTCAGGCGCCGCGGCACCTGCCCGGTGAAGCGGCGGTTGTAGACCTCCTCGACGTCGTTGCGCAGGTCGGAGGAGGCCAACCAGGATCGGAACTTCTCGTCGTCGCTCTCGGCTTGCTCGCGGGCCCGCTCGCCATGCAGGGGGAGCCGGTTCATGTAGCGCAGGACGTTGCGGAACGGGGCCGAATCGGCCGCGCCGGAGTAAGTGAAGCCGTCGCCGCTATGCTTGCCCCGCTGCCCATTCTTGTTGAGAAAAGAGACGGTGTAGACGCCGCCGGCCTCGGTGACCTTGAAGTCGCTGAAGTCGCTTTGCCACTCGGACAAGGTGCCTGGTGTGTTAAGCCACGCCTCGATGACGTGGGGCGGAATCCACCCGCTGCGCACCGACACCTCGACCTGGTCGAGCGGGCGCCAGCGTTCGTCGATGTGCCGTTGCACCAGGGCGAGCCGGGCCTCGGCGCGCTGGCGGGTGGCCTCGTCCTCGCTCGCGGCCATCTCGTGCTCGTGGTCGCGCACGGCGAAGAGGTCTCCGCTGGCGTAGTCGTCGGCGTGCAGGACTGCGGGCGCGTCTCCCTCGACGCCGAACGCCCCGCGCGCGTCCACGTACTCGCCGCTCTGCACCAGGCCGGCGACGACGAGATCGTCGTCTGCGGCGGCCGGGAAAGCCTCGCGGAGCTGCGCCACGGTGATCGGCGCGCCGGGGTTGTGGGTGGCGAGGTGGCTCGCGGCCTCGGCCACGCTGGTTACTCGGACGGCGACGTCGCCGCGCGCGGCGGGGGGGATGACCGGGTCGGTGGTCAGGACGTCGGCCATCGACTTGTCGGCGTTCACGGCGCTCACCAGGTGCGCGATGTTCGCGTCCTGGTTGGCGAGGGCCTGGATTTCGGGGTGCTTGCTCGGCACGCCGTAGTTCTCGACCCAAGCGTTCAGATCCTTCTGGAGCTTGCGCCGGATGCCGCGGGCTCGCAGGTAGTCGCCGCGCTCCATGGCGGAGCGCAGGTCGCCGTAGCGCAGGGCCAACTCGCCCGCGCTCTTGAGGGCCGCGTCCCCGCTGTGCATCAGTTCGCGGGCGTCGTCGATGCTGTCGAGCCGGCGCCAGCGCAGCTCTCCGCTCGGGTCCGGGGTGAGGATGTACGTCTTGCCGGCGATCACGGTCTGGCTGCCGCGCACCGACGGCGGCTCGGCCACGGCGGACTTGGCCGTTTCGAGCGAGTCGCGCACCCGCTGATCGGCGTGTGCGGCCATCTCCTCGGCCGTGACGGCCTGGCCGGCCTGGCTCTGGGCCCACGATGCGGTGCCACGCGCCCGGATGAGGGGGGCGCAGGCGTCGGCGTTGCCCTCGACGAGATCCCCACCGCGCCAGTCCTTGCCGACCGTCCCCAGGACGCGGTCGGGCTTGTCGTCGAACCAGCGCCCGAAGATGAACGCCTCGTCGTGCGTGCCGACCGCTCGCGCGACCTGCTCGCCCCCGCGGGCGAGCGCGGTCGCGACGACCTCGGGCCGCTTGCGCAGGATGATGACGTCGGAAACGACCGTGGTGTCGGCGTGCTTGAACGCCTCGACCGGCAGGCGGAAGGCGTCCACCAACTCGGCGCGCTCGCCGAGTCGGTGCCGGAAGTCCTGCATGCCGTCGTTGGACATGACCCCGCGGTGCACGATCATCGCCACCAATCCGCCCTCCTTGACCTGGTCGAGGGCGGTGTCCACGAAGTAGGCGTCGGCGGAGGTGTACTCGGGCTTGTGGATGCGGGCCCCGTCGCCGGTGCGAGTGCAGAACGGGGCATTGGTGATGACCGCGTCGAAGCGGTCGCCCACGCCGCGCTCGCGGGCGACCGCGAAGTGCTCGAAGCCTTGGGCGTGGATGGTGTGTCGGGCCCCATGCAGGCTCGACGCAACGAGGGCCACCTCGGGGTCGATCTCGACGCCGGTCATGGTGACGCCCTCGGGGGCGGTCTGCATAAAGACGCCTGATCCGCAAGCGGGCTCCAGCACCTTCGCGTTCGTGGGGAGCCCATGGTGGGCGAGCAGATCCCACATGGACGCCGCGATGTCCGGGCGGGTGAAGTACTGGTTGAGGCTGTCGCCGATCCCGCCCCTGCCGGAGTAGAGCGCGACCTGGTCCATTTCCTTCTGGGTCAACTCGCGGCCCTGCCCCACGGCCTTCTGGATGAGCGCGACGGCGGCGCTGTTGGCCTCCTTGCGCTGCTTGGGCGTGAGGTCGCGGCCGAAACTGTGCGTGCTGGCCTTGGGCCCGCTCGACGCCTGCGCGGGCTCCACCTTCGGCGTCTTCGTTCCGGCAATAATCCGGTCTGCCTCGGCCTCGGCGGCCTGGCTCATGGCTGCCTGCATCTCTTCGGTCGGCTCTCCGGTGGGCCCGGTCTCGTCGCTCCAAAGGTGGTCGAGAAGTTTGGTGACAAGCGCGGCCCGGCGTGCAGGCGTCCAGTCGCCCTTGGCTTCCATGTCGGTGAGGTGAAGGCGTTGGTGGAAGTTCTCCAAAGACTCCTGAAGCGAGCGCGACGGGGCGGCCTCCGCCGGTGGCGGTCCATCGACGATCTCGGCGGCGCCGGCCTGGGCGGCGCGGGCCAACGTCTCGTCGGACACGGGCGGGCCCTGGGGCGCCCCCTCGGGCCGCCAGCCGGCCTCGCCCTTCTGCCAGACCTGCGTCCCGTCGTCGTGAGCGAGCGTGACCTGGGCACCGGCGGGGGCGCTCTCCAGGTACTCGACGGTCCGGGCGGGCTCGGCGACCGGATCGGGGCGCTGCGGCGGCTCGGCCTCGCGGGTCGGGAGCTTGGCCGGCTCGGCCTCGCGCACCGTCTGGGCGAGCTTGCTCGCCACCTCGTTCAGGAAGGCGTCCCGGCCGAGCTTGTCGAGCCCGTCGAAGTAGAGCATGCCCCACCCCTTCGCGTGCTCGTCGGCGTGGCCCAGCGCGTCGGTGCGCGCGGTGGCCTCGTCGGCTGCCAGATCCTCGATCTGCTTCTGGATGCCGAGCACCAGGCCGTCGCGGTCGTTGACCGTCGCCATCTGTCGGAACCCCGGATCGGCGGCGAGCTTGGCCGCGAGGTCACCCTCGACGTCCTGCCCGACGTAGTAGGTCCGGGTCACCCCGTCCTTGCCGGTGATCTTGCGGGCCTGGAGGCGCCCGCCGTCGGTCGGGTCGCGGGTGATGTCCTGGCTGCTGGGGGCGACCGGATCGGCATGAGGGCCGGCGGGGGCCGGCTGCCCGACCGACGCGGTCAACCGCTCGGCCTCGGCGCTGGCCTGTTCGGCGGCGGGCCGGCGGGCCGGGTCGCTCATGGCGGCGAGCCACGCATCCGCCGCCTTCTTGTGAGCGGCCATGGCGGCCATGCGTTCGGCACCGTGGGCGTTGCCCTCCTGTGAGGAGATCGTCGCCTGGTCCTTTGCGGACGTCGTGTGCGCCATGAACCGGGCGTGGGCGGCGCGGGCCTGCTCCTTCGCGTCTTCGGACGACGGCTGCGGCTGCGGCGCCGCCCTGGCCTGCATGGCTGCCGCGTGCTCCTTGTCCAGCGCGTCGAGCTTCTTTCTCGCCTCCTCGACGTGTCCCTGCGCTCCGATCCGGTAGCCGGCGGAGTGCGCGGTTCGCGCTTCCCCAGACCAGAACGCGATCTGTCGCTTGGTCTCTTTGATGTCGTCCTGAATGGCGTCGGTGGAGCGGGTGGGCGGCGGGTGGGCGGCGGGAGACTCCTCGGTCGCTTCGCTCTCGTTCGTCTCGTCGCCTTCATCGTCCGACTGGCCGGTGAAGGCGCGCGCGGCGTCCTCGCTCTTGAAGATGAAACCGGGGATCGCCCCGTTGCCCTTGAAGCTGCTGTAGCGTCCCCCCAGGCGCTTCGCCTTGGTGTTGATCTCCTGGTAGGTCTCGCTGCTGACCCGGTCCTGGAGCTGCACGGTCCACAACGCCTCGCCGGTCTTGGTGTGGCGGTTGGGGATGATCTTCGCTCCGCTCATGGCCTCGTCGGCCCCGCCCTCCTTGGGCAGGCGGGCGGTGCGCGTGTCCTCGGACCCGTTCCTGTTCGTGCTCGCTCGCTCGCTGGGGGGGCCGCTCTTGCGCCAGGCGCTCCAACGATAGCCGCGCGGCGTCTTGTCCTGGCCGCGAGAGAACCACTGGCCGTCCTCTCGGCGCGACCACTGGAGCTGCGTCTGGTAGTCCATCGTGTAGCCGTGGAAGATCGTCCCGGCGGGGTATTCCTCGGGTGTCTTCCGGCGCGGCGTGTCTTCCGGCGCGGCGGCTTCGGGCGTTGCAGTCGTTGTCGGCTCGGCCGGCGGCGCGGGCGCGGGCATTTCATCGTTCGCTGCCGGGCTCGGTGCGGCCGGCGTTTCAGTCGTCGTCGGATCGGTCCACGACGGCTTGCGCGCGCTCGGCGGCGTGGGGTCTTCGCCGGGCTGCACCGGGCGCAGATCGCCCGGTTCGACCTCGGTGCGCATGCCGGCCAGGACGACAAACGGCCGGCCGTCGTCCTCTCCGGCGAACGTGACCGGGCTCCAACCGCTGCCACTGGAGTCCTTGAGCATGACCCGGTCGCCCCGCTGGAAGGTCGGTCGCGCCGGGGCCTGCTGGTTGGCGTGGTGGGCCTGGGCGGCGCTGAGGAGCTGGTCGCGCCGCTCGACGTCCTCCGGGGTTGCCTCTGGACGTTTCGCCTGCTGGTGCGCCTCCACCAGGGCGCTCGCGACCTGGCCGGGGCTCGCCTGGCTGGCCCATCCGAACAGATCGGGCCCCAGGTCCGGCTTGGCCTTGGCCTTGCGGGGCGCCTTGGCGGGCTGGGTCGGCAGGACGTGTACGGTCTGCTGGTGCCCGGCTTTGTTCACGATCTGGCGCTCGATGAGGCGCCCGCCGTGACTGGCGTCTCCAGGCGCAAACAGGTCGAGTTGGCCGGATGGCGTCGGGGTGGGTCGAGGCGTTGGCTTCGCAGGTGGGGCCGACCCACTTCCGAAAAGCGCCAGTTGTTCAGCCTTGAACCCGTCGTCGAGGATGTGGATCAGAAACATGGCAGACCTCGCCGCGAGAATCCGCCATCGGCCCACGCCGGTCAATCGGCCCGGCTACCCTCGTTTCTGGCGCCCGGAAAACGCATGGTGGGCCGCGATGGCCTGTTGCTGGCTGACCTGCCGCCCTTCATGCTCGACGTCCAGGACGTTTGCACCGATGGGGACGGTGCGCCCGTCGGCGTGCATGCCCATCACGCGGTTCTGGATGACTGCCAGGACGTCGCCGTCGGGCATCACGTACCACTTGCGGGGGTCCATCAGCTCTCCTTGTGCAGGCGGCGCATCGCGGCCAACCAGACCAGTTTGGACGCCTTGTTGTAGTGCTCGTGGTTGCCGTTGAACCCGGTCTGTCGAGTGACCTCGTAGATCCCGTGGCTTTGCCCCTTTGGAGCGAGCATCGCCCGCGGGTGGAATTGCAATTCCGCGCGAACCGGGCCCTTCGAGGTCGGGATGTAGACGTCGGCGTGCACCGCGGCGTATCCGGTGTCCGTCGGCTGCGCCCACTTGTTGTCCACGACCATGTCTCCGCCCATCGCCCTGAAGCGGGCCTGGGCGGCGCGCACGACGTCGCCCAGCTGCTCGGGCGTATCGACGACGATGGAGCCGCGCACGGCGTCGCCGACGCCCTTGTGCGCCAACTCGCGCATGGCGGCCTCGTCCACCGGCAGACCTCGCTCCCGGCGGGCCTGGGCCTTCTTCTCGATCTTGCGGCGGATGCCGTCCACGGCCTTCGTGGCGTGTTTGTCGTTCTCGCCCATCGTGGCCTCGGCGCCGGGCACGCTCTTGGCGATGCCGTGCAGGGCCTCGACCCACCGCGGCTTGGCCTCGGCGGCGACGGCGGCGACCTCATCGGCGGTGAAGGCGTGGTCGTTGCCCCAGGTGGCGATCTTCAGGTGCCCGTCGCCGGTGTCTCCCACGTCTCCGATCCGCTGGGCGATGGCGGCGCGATGGCGGTCCCACGCTTCGTGCGGGTGCTCGTGTGGCACGTAGAGCGGGGCGCCGTGGATGTCGGGGGCCTCGGCTAGGTAAGCGCCGCCCCCGGCGTGCGCGTGCGCGGCGTTGTGCAGCTCGGCCGGGTGAAGGTCGCCCGACTTCGGGGCCATGTGGTCGCCTCCCATCGACGGGCGCGTCCAGCGGCGCGTCTTTCGACCGGCGCGGTCGGTGATGGTGGTGAGAACGAGACCGGGGCGGTTGGCGATTCCGCCGGTGTCCTTCAAACCCTCGCCGAAGATGACGGTGATCTGCATGTGCTCCTCACAGGGCGCGGGCCCGGTTGAATGCTTCCTCCGCTCGGCGGCGGGTCTCGGCGGGGTCTTCTCCACCCTCGCCCGTGCGGCGCACCGAATAGCCTCCCCCGGCGGCCGACGTGTTCATCTGCTCCACCTCACCTCTTCGCGGGCGGCGCCGCCCGCGTCGCCTCGCCCTTGCGCATACCCGGCGGCCCAGTGGTCGTGCTCGGGCGTTCCCTGCTTGTGGGGGTTCTTCTGCGGGGCCGTTCCCTGCCCGCTGGCGCTGCGGCGCAAGGTCTCGTCGCCGTGGCCGGCGCTGTACCCGGACTCATTGGCGGCCTTGTGCGCCCGGCTCATGGCGTCCTCGCGCTCGTATTTGGCCACCCGCTCCGACGTGTCCTTGGCCTCTTGCGCCTTGCTGGCTGCGTTGCTCGCGTTCGACCGAAACGCCTCCGCGGCGGCCGTGTGCGCCTTCTCCGCGTTGGCGTGCCCGCCCGTGACGGACAAAGACGCGCCCCCTTCACGGGCGGCCTGGAGCTTCTGGCGGTGCTCCGCAGCGCGCGCCTCGTGCTTGTCGGCGGCCCCCTGGCGGGCGCGATGGTCCTGAGCCTTGTTGCGGATCTGCCCGGCGAGCCTGTCCGGGCGCGGCTTGACGCTCGCGTTCTGCAACGCGGCCATCATGCGTTGGCTGTCCGGGTGTTCTCGGTCGAAGGTCGTGCCGAACGCGGCGCTTCCGTGTGCGCCCTCGGCCTTGTCGTGCAGGTGTTGGGCGAGCTTCAGCGCGTCGTCGGGGGCGTAGCCTTGGGCGATGGAACGGCCGCTCGGGATGTGGGTGACGGTGGCGAGCCCTCCATGCTCGGGGGCCTCGTCGTGCACGCCGTAGACCCCGACGCGGTGGCCCTGCACCGACTTGCGGCCGGCCCCGGTGTCGATGGCGTAGCTGGCCGGCTCGGGTTTCGTCTCCGCCTTGGGCGCGGGCGGCCACTGGCCACCCGTGCGCTGGGACGTCAGGCGGCTCGCGTGCTCCGACTGCCGGTTGGCGGCGTTGGCGTGGATCTCGTAGTGATCCCCGCCGTGAACGTCGTTGGGGTCGAGGGTCGAGGCGGCGTGCTGGTAGGCGGCGCGGGCGGCCTCGTCCTGGGCGCGGGCGGCATCCTGATGCGCGGCCCGCTCGCCCCCGCCGGTGGCTTCATCGGCGGCCTGGCGATGGAGCTTGGCCAGGTGCTCGTGCACGGGCGCCTTGGCTCGGGCGGCCTGGCGGGCCGGCACCTGAGCCTCTTCCTTCTGGGCCTTCTCGCTGAGGGCGTGGGCGTCCTTGATCCGCTGCGGGCTGGCGTCCCCCCGGCGCATCTCGGTGGCCACCTGCTGCCAGGCATAGGCGGCCTGCTTGTGCGCGTTGCCGGCTCCATGCCCACCGTGACTTGACTGGAACTGTTCGCCCTTGCGGTCGTGCTCGTGGGCCTTGATCTGCGCCTGTTGCGGGGTGATGTCGGGCTCGGCGGCGGCGGCGGCGGCGGCGGGCGCGGGCTCGGGCGCGGGCGTGTGAATGTGGCCTCCCTCGGAATCCACGAGACGCATGACGGACTGGAAAGCGTGTTTGGAGGGTGGATCGTCCACGTCTGTCCACTCACCCGGAGCGTGGGAGCTTGGCTTCTGGCGGTGCCAGTCGGTTTTGCCTGGACCGACCTTCCGGTATGCGACATTCCCGTCTTTGGTGGTGTAGAGGGCGCCCTGTTTTGCTTGTGCGATGCCTTCGGGTGTCGCTCTGTCGCGCAACATGGCGGGCGCGGGCGGCTCCTTGGTCTCCTGGGCCACCCGGTACGACGGATCGGCGGCGCGGCGGTCGGCCTCGCGACCCTGGATCCGGTCGGCGACGGCCTTGACGTCTCGGCTGCGCGCATGGGCCTCGGTGGTAAGGCGGTCTGCTGCTGCTTCAGCGCCCGGGGTAGCGCCGACCCTGCTGTGCATGCGCGCCGCCTTGGTGTGTGCCAGCGCGGCCTCGCGGTGCTTGTCTCCTACTGGGTCTCCATCGGCCCGGCCCTCAGCCTGCTTCGCGTGAAACGCTGCGTGGGAAGTGTGTGCCTGCGCCTTGGCCTCGTGAGAACCGGGCCGGGTCTGCTGCACAATGCGAGCGGCCTGCCCCTCGCTGATCCCGCGATCCGGTCCTAAGCCTGCCGCGTCACGCTGACCGTTGGCTCGCAGGCTGGCGTCTGCGGCGTGGTGGCTGGCCACGGCGGCCTTGTTGCGGTCGATGGTCGCCTGGTCGCGCTCGGAGGTGTTGGGGCTCTCGCGCTTGCTGCTGCTCGCAAACGCGATCCCGTGCGCCGACGCTGCGGCGTGATGGGCGTCCGCTGCCGTTTCGTGCGCGCGCTCCGCCAGGTGGTCGCCGCGCCCGCGGGCGGTGTTGGCCAATTCCCGGTGGGCCTCGATGGCGCGGGCGTGGGACTGCTGCATCTCGGCGTGCTTCTGCCAGGGCTCGGCCGGCTTGGGCGCCTTCTTGAGCTTGGCGATCCCATCCTCGGCTTTCTTGGTCTCGGTGTCGGCCCTGGTGGTCGCCGTCTTCGCCTCGCTCTCGCTCCCGTTGCCGGTCGCGGCGGCTTTCGCGGCGTCTGCGGCGGCCCGGTGCGCCCGCTGGGCGGTCATGTGATGCCGGCCCTCGGGGGTGCTCGGCCCGCCGGCTGCCTGCATCGCGTCTCGGTGGGCGTCGGCGATCCGCGTATGGCGAGCGGCGAGCATGTGGCCCCAGTGGCCGCTCGTGCCCTGCGCGGGTTCCTGCGCGGTGGGCGGCGGCTTGGGCATGGCGGCCTTGCGCAGTCCAGTGGCGTGTTCTCGGAGCGTGCCGGCGAGCGTGCTCATGGCGCTGCGCGCTGCGCGCAGGTGTGCGCGGCCCTCCGCGTGCGCCCCTTCGCCCTCTTTCTTGCCGTGCAGTTCGTCGGCGGCGTTGGCCTGTTCGGAGAAGTAGTCGGCCATTCGGTCGGCCATGCGGGGGTCGTCGGGAGCGCGGAGCTTGCTCTTGGCCCGGTCGTAGTGCGCGAGGATGTGGCCGTGCATCTCGTGCTCGTCCGGCTCGACTCCGAAGCCCTCCGGGTCGGCGTGCTGCTCGGCTACCTCGTCGAGGTGGCTCGCAACCGAACCGGCGACCGGGAACGTCTTGGAGACGTTGCCGGCGGCGGCCGGCGGCGGCGTCGCGACCCACCGCTTTTCGGTGCGCCCGCGGGCGTCGGTGCGGGTCTCCTGGTGGAGGGCGCCGCCGTGTGACGGGTCGCCGGCCGGTTTGCCCCCGTCCCCGCCGGGCGTGAGCATGTCGAACATGGACAAGGTCTGCTTGTCCTTCTTGTCGATAGCTTTCCAACCCTCTTGGGATGGCTGCACCGCGTCGAGAAACCGCTGCGCGTGGGCGTGAGTCGCCAGGTGTGTCCACTGTGTCCGAAAACCGTGCTCCCCCTCGACCTCGCCGGGCTGCCCATGCTCCGGGTAGAGGTCGTGGGTGCCCATAAGGCGCCCGTCGTCGTCCACCTCGATGCGCCCGATCTTGCCGTCGCCGTGCCGGAAGTCGGTAGGGTCGGCGTAGTGAGACGGACTCTCCGCCTGGATGCCCTTGTGCTGCAACTCTCCGATCATCACGCCGCGCCGCTGGTGGGCTCGCCCCACGGCGCCCCACGGCGCGCCGGCCTGCCCCGCCCGCTTCCATCTGTGGGACAACGGATCAAGCATGAGGCCCGGCCGGTTGGCGATGGGCCCGGCCTTGGCGGCCTCGGGCTCTGCCAGGTTGGTGCGGATCAGGTTGACCTTGTCGAGGATGGCGCGAGCGATGCTCATGGAACTCCCTCGTAGCCCATGCCGGCGAACGCGGCGAGTTGGCGGCGAAATCCGGGAAACAGGTTGTCGGCCTCGGGCCCGTAGGTCACCAGGGGACCGCAGAGATCGTTCGGATGGGTCGGGCCGACGGTCGCCGTCCAGTCCCTCGCCTTCTTGGGCGGAGGGCCGGCGTTCTCGCCGTTGGCCAGGATCTCGTCGAGCGGGTAGAGGCGGGGGGTGGCGTCGTCGGCGCGCCAGATCCGAAAGCAGTGGGTGCAGGGCGCGATGAGCTTGCCCTTCTGGTCTCGGCGGGTTGCCTGGGGGATCTTGTAGACCAACACCTTCGGCACTCGCAGGCTTGCACCCTCGGGTAGGTTGTCGTTGATCGGGTGGGCCTGGAGCATGGCCGAGAGGTGACCCTCGTTCGAGGCGTAGGCCATCTCGGTGCGGGCGACCCGGCGCCAGTCGCGCATCCACGATCCACCCTGCCAGATCGGGACGCCGTCACCCCGGTCCACCTTGACGCCGGTCAGATCGGCCAGAAACCCTGCCAGGCGCTCGGGGTGGATGTGGACGCGCTGGGCGGCCAGCGTCCGGCGGCGCACGATCTCGCGATCCACCTGGAGGAGCCGCTGGTTGACCTGTTCGACGACGCCGTAGGCCACCGGGCGTAGAAACTGCCCGGCGTGGGCGCGCAGGTGAGCGATGGCGGCCCGGTCCACCGGATGCAGCTCGCGGCCCTTGGCCACCTGCCAGGCGATGTCGAGGGGGGCCTCGGGGGCGACGGCCTGGTGGATGAGCCCGAAGCGGTAGCCCTGCTCGATGAAACTCGCGGCCCACGGGGCTCGGCGGCGCAGATCCTCGTCCACGATTCGGCCCATGGTCGGGTCGTGGAACCCCATCCGGCTCAAGAGGCCGGCGGCGCGAAAGGCGAGCCGGCGCCAGACGGCATCCAGCTCGCCCCGGTCGAGGTCGATGGGCATGTGCAGCTCGCCTCGGCCCATCATGGCCTCGACGTCGTCGAGCACCTGCTGGATGTAGCCGGAGAACTCGCCCTCGACGCGGGTCCACAACTCCCGCATGTGGGCCTCGGGGAAGTCCTCTTCGGCGTCGCCCTCGTCGTGGTCCTCGGCGGCCTTCAGCGCCTCGATGTCGCCCTGGGCGAGCATGCGCAGGCTCTCGGGGTGATGGATGAGCCCGCGGGCGGCCATGACCTCGCCGAACGCCGCGACGATGGCGTGGTCGGAGACGCGCCGGAGCTGCGCTGCGACGCGCACGTCAACCTCCCTGCGAGACGGGGGCGTCGGTCTCGAAAACGAGGAAGCCTCCGGCGTGCACGACGGCCTTGCCGCCCTCCGACCCTCCGGGCTGGCCACCCTGGGGCGCAGGACCGCCGCCGCGGTTCATCCCATCATCCCACTGGAGGTGATCGGGCTGTCCATCGGGCGGTCCGCCCTGGGCGTCGCCAGGGCCCGGCTGGCCTCCGGGCTGGCCTCCGGGCTGGCCACCCTGTTGCTGGGCCTGCGCGGCCTGCTGGGCTTCCATCATCTTCTGCTGGTCGCCCTGCTGGGCGATGGCCTGGGCGCGCCACTTCGGATAGGCGGCCCACTCCTCCTGATAGAGGGGGAGCCCGCGCTGCTGGCGCGCCTCGTTGAGCCCCAACCAGTAGTCGGTCTCCTTGCTGAGGTGGGTGATCTCCTGTTCCTCGTCGCGGTCGTCGATGCCCAACCAGGCGAATATGAGGTCGGGATCGTGGCGCCTGACCATCGGGGTCAGAACGTGGTCGGCCAGGAACGCGAGGAGGTTCAGGAGGCCCCGGTCGAGCTTCTCCTGGCGCTCGCCGTCGCGGTTGCGCTCGGTGAGGCTCGACCCGCCGCCGGGGCCCCTGGGGTCGAGGTTGATCTCCGACGGGTCGATGCTGTACGGCGCGCACCCCAGCATCGTCGCGTGGTGGATGGTCTCCGAGAACTGCATGTCGGCCGCGCTCTGGGTGCGGGTCGGCACGAACTTCAGATCCTCGACGTTCCCCAGGGTGATCAGCGGCGTGTTGAATTGCTTGCCCGCCCCGCTGTGGTGCGTCTTCAAAACCTCGGTGATGAGCTGGACGTCGGCGTCCTGGTACTCGGTGCCGTTCAGGAGGGCCACCGTGTCGGCCATCGCGTCGCGAAAGAAGCTCGCCACGTACCCCATGCCGTGCAGGTACAGACTCGTGGCCATGTAGCTCTCTTCGGCCGGCGACTTGCCGTATCCCCAGTGCCGCATTTGCGGGGAGGGGTTGGCCACGGCGATGAGAAGATCGTCGTCGGTGAGGTAGGTGAGCGGGGCGAGGCTGCGCTCGGGGTCCACCTGGAGGTATCGGCAGTCGCGCAAGTCCTGCCCGGTCTGCTCGTAAAACTGGCGCAGGCCCTCGTCCAGATCGGCCTCGCCGTCGGAGCGCACGATGTTGTTCAGGCGCACAAAGTGGTCGAGGTACAGTTCCATCGGCCAGATCGTCGAGCCGTCAACGTGGGCGAACTGGACGGGCCCCATGGTGCCGGTGGCGTCCAGGATGCCCCGGATCATGTTCACGCACACCCGGTCGAGTGCGAGGTGATCCTCGGTGCACTTCACCAGGACCGCTCCCAGGTTGGTGTCGTAGAGCGGGTGGGGCGAGTCGATGATCTGGGCGATGGCGTCGCAGCGCGCCTGGAGGTTCGGCACCTGGCTGACGTCGAAGCGCGGGTGGAAGTGGCGGCGGTGGACGATCTGCCAGCCGGGGCGGTTGCGGCGGCCGTCGTGGCGGCGGCAGACGGACCGGACCTGCTGGCGCCGCGTGCTGTGGATGGCGACGTTGAGGAGCGAGCTGGACGAGATCGTCCGTAGCAGCTCGTGGCTCAAGAGGTCGGCCGGCTTGCCCCGCCCGTACTGCACGACGCGGCGGGACCGCTCGCTGTCGCTCATGTACTCGGTGGTGCGGGGGAGCACCATGACCTTCGGGCGCGCTGGACGCGCGACGCGCTCCTCGACCGATTTGAACGCCGGAGCGAGCACGGCCATGAGGAACTGGGCAAGCCGGGGGTCTATCGCCCCCGCGTCATTGTCGGCGTGGGCTCTCCGGCTGATGGGTTGACCCGCCGCATCCAACAACACGGTTCACCCCTGCTGATCAGCGGCCCCGGATGACGTAGTGCAGGGTGGACCCGTCGGCGGCGATGCCGGTGCCCAGGGTCACGTTGCGGCCAGAGACCGTGACGCCGTTGGCGGCGACGAACGACGTGTCGCCGTTGGCGGCGATCTTCTTGGCCTTCGCGGCGGCCATGCTGGCCGTCCAGACGAAGGTCAGGCCGACCGTCACGTCGTGCACCGTGACCTCCTCGATGACCTCGAAGTCGGCCAGACGGGTGTTGACCGTCTCGGCCACGACGCCCGCGTCGGCGTCCACCGCGGGCCCGAGCACCAGGGCGGCCCCGGCCCCGGCCTGGGTGCCGTAGGCGGAGACGTTGACGTTGGCCAGCACGCGGCGCAGGACGTCGGAGACGCTGCCACCGTCGGCGTAGGGAAAACTGGGGTTCGACGCCGGGCTGTTCAATCGCTCGATGTCGGTGGAGGCGGTGTTGCCGGTGGTGCGCATCTGCGAAGGGCTCCTGTTCCTGTTGAGGGTCGCGGTCCGCCTCGGACTCTACGGCCTGAAACTTGCCGCGGTCAACCGCGTCAGAAGTACGCGGCGCGCACCTTGCGGCCCGCGGGGAGCCGCGTCCAGGCGATGTGGTTGAGGAGGTCGGCAAAGAAGAAGTGGGGATCAGAGGTGTCCCCCTTCAAAGTGAGGGGGCGCGGGCGGCCGGGGGCGCGGGCGAGCTTGCTCCAGTGGACCTTCACGACGCCCGTCTTCTCGGCGATGTCCACCCCGTCGGCGCGCCTCTCCTCGGAGGTCTTGCGCTTCGCCATGCGTTGCAGGTGGTCGTGGTAGACGTCCCCGCAGATCGACGCAACGAACTCGCGGCCGTAGGGGTCGAGCACGCGCTGCAAGAGGCTCTTGGCGTTGGGGGTCTCGACCGCCCGGTCGGCCCACGCCTGGGTCAACAGGTCGATGGCCCGGCTGCGGTGGATGTTGACGCTGTGCTTCACCTTGAAAGCGGTGGCGGTCTTCTTGTCCTTCTCGGCCTCCTGGCCGTCGGATCGGTCGCCCCACCGGATGACGCGGGGATCGGAGTCGTTGTTGGCGTAGGTCACCAGGAACACCCGGCCCCGGTGCGCGTTGGCAAAGGCCAGCGCATCGTTGTAGTTGGGGTTCGGCTCGACGCAACAAACCGACACGTCGAACTCGCGCATGAGCTGCGCTCCGCGAACCCACGGATCTTCGGCCCAGACGATCTCCAGGTGCACCACTCGCCGCTTGCCGTTCGGGGCGCGGGTCGAGATCACGTAGTAGTTGTTCTGGCCCATCTGGTCGATGCCCATGGCGGTGTTGCCGACCTCGCCGGGCTCGGCCCAGAGCAAGTCCTCGTTGGCGCAGGCATCGAGCACGTCCTGGGTGATGGGCACGCTGTCGGCGTCCATCCACATTTGCCCCAGGACGGATCGGGTGAACTCGCCCCGGTCGCTGTCCGGTCTGAAGAACGCATCGGCGATGGAGTCGATGGGCTGGGCGGTCATGAGCTGCGTCGGGTTGTAGCCGGGGAAGCGCCCGCTCTCGTTGTGCGCGACCCACCGGCCGGCGGAGCGGTTGACGATCCGCGCGTCGCAGCGGGGGCAGAAGAGGAAGTAGCGGTCCTCGCCCTCGGCGGCGTCCTTGCGCTCTCCCAGGCAGTTCGGCCAGACGTCCGGCAGGACAACCCCGTCACGGCACCGGCAGGCGTGGTGGAAGCGGTACTGGGTGCTCTGCTCCCAGCGCACGTCCAGAGCGTCGCCGGGCATGCCGGCGGTCGAGGTGTAGGCGATGGTCCCCAGCGCCGAGGCCATGATCCGCTTCTCGACCCGGTCCACGCGGGCCGGGTCCATCAGGCGAACCTCGTCGAGGAGGAGCCGGTCGAGCGGGAACGCATCGACGCCCTGCCCCTGCATCCACCCCAGAAGTACCCACGACGGTCCGATTCGCTTGAGGTTGTAGCTGTCCTGGGTCTTGGCGACGGCGCCCTTGCTCTGGCCCAGATCGGACGCCTTGGCGTCGCCGCAGGCGACCCCGGTGCGCTCTCCGACCGCGGTCAGGATGCTCTTGAAGCGGGCCTGCGAAAACACCCGGACCATCTCCTGCGTCGGCAGGTACATCCCGATCCAGACCCCGCGCCCGGCGTAGTAGTCGAGGTGAGCGAGCGAGGTGATCAGGTAGAAGTCCATGATGGACTTCCCCACCTGAGCGGCGGACATGACCACCAGGCGCCGGCCCATGCCCGCGGCGTAGATCGGCCGCCAGAACTCGCGCCCGTGAAACGTGAGGGGGCGGCCCACGTCCGTCGGGATCTCGGTCGGGATCAGGTGCTCGACCCACTCCAGGGGGTTGCGCGAGTTGGCCAGCCGGGCGCGCAGGCGGTGTAGATCGTCCTGGCCGCGATAGAGGGCCGACGCCTCGCGCAGCGCCGCGGCGAGGCCCATCTCGACGGCGACGCTCACGGGCCGGACGCCTTCGGCCCCTGTTGCCCGTCGAGCTGGATCGCCAGGGCTTCCAGCCGCTCGGCCACGCGCACGGCGATGTCCTCGCGGGCGACCTTGGAGTCCCCGGCGACCTCGCGCACGATGTTGAGGATCTGGAGGAACATCGCGACCACCTGGCCGCGGGTCAGGGTGTCGCTGCCCGAAACGAGCAACTTCTCGCGCCCCAGGATGAGCGTGCCGAGCTTGTCGAGGATCGTGACCGACGCCTGGAGGCGCCGGAGCATGTCCACCGCGATGTCCACCCGCTCGTCGCCGTCGGCCTGCTCCAGATCGGTGATGTCGATGGCGTACTCGATGCGGTCGGCTCGCTCCAGGGCGGCCCACAAACGAGCGGCCACCGCGTTCAGGTTCCACAAGTCCGCCTTGCGTTTCAGGTAGGCCCCGATGGTGTCCTGGAGTTGGGCGTGCGCCTTGTGGGCGTAGAGGCCCGACTTCAACGCCGACGTCCCCGGCTCCTTGCGGGTGCCCTCCTTGACGCGCTTCTTCGTGCCGGCCCCGTGCATCGGGCAGACCGGGTAACCCTCGCGGGCCCATCGTCCGCAGGGGGAACCGTCTTTCTTGTGGGCGGTGCACTTCTCTCGTGGGCGGTCTTTTCTGCTCACGTCGTTCTCCGGTTGGTGTCAGGCGCCTCAAATAGTAGCATCGGCCCCAACTGCGGGAGGACGACGACGTGAATGCGCTCACCATCGACGACCTGGTCAAAGCCGGGCTTCCGACGTTCGATCTGGCGGTGGGCGGCACCTCGAACCGCCCGCGGGCGACGCCCCCGAAGGGGGTGATCGTCCACACGCCGGGCACCCCGTTCGCGCAACGTGCCTGGATGAGCGCACAGACGGCCAAGGGTGGGCAGAAGCCGATCCCGGCTGAATTTGACGTCGCGGCGGCGCGCCGCTTCGACGCGGCCCAATTCCAGCCGGGCTACCTGATCGGGCAGACCGGCGCGGTCTTCATCCTGGAGTCGGACGCGAAGCGCACCATGCACTCGGGCAAGCTCGGGGCCGACTCGCCGGTGGCGAACGTGTACGCTTCGGGCGCATGGCGCGACTGGGCGAGCCCGTCGGACGGGTCAGGGTGGCATCGCCACGGTCGGCCCGGTCACGTCGTCTACGACTACTGGGACGTGGCTTGGCCAGGGGCGGCGACGCCCCTCGACGTCTATCCCTGGCGCGACCTGCCCAACGACTGCATCGGCATCGACCTGCTGCCCGAACCGAACACCGGCGAATACAACGCGGCGCAGCGGTCGGCCTTCGTGCGCCTGGTGCGCCTGCTGGCGGCGGCGCACGGGTTCCCCATCGACCTGCGCCACGTCACGACGCACACCCTAGCCTCGCCGGTCGAGCGCGGCACGGTGAAGCGGGCGGGCAAGATCATCGGCCGCCACTGGGACCCCGACTCGCGGGTCTGGGCGCACGCCGAGGTGGTGGCGGAGGCGGCGCGATGATGGCCCGGCCCTACCCGTACCCAGCTCCGAAGATGGCCGGTTACCGCAAGCTCCTGGCCTTCGCCTTCCTGGCGCTGTGCGCCACGGTGTTGCAGATCCTCGGCCGCTTCGACCCGACCATCGCAACCTTTCTGGGCTCCATCTACGGCGGGCTTGTGGTGGGCAACTGGCGCGAGCACGCCGCGCAGGCGACGGCGCGGGCTGGCGTTGCACCCGGCCCTGCCCGGCCTGGCGACCCGGCGCCGTTTGCAGCTCGCGAGCCCTCCGACGATACCGCCTTCGACCCGCAGCGGCCCGCGGTGGACCAGGATACGATGATCACCATGTTGGCTGACATGATGGCCGAGCGCGTGAGCGCGAACGCGCCCCGCAAGAGGGCCCCGTGAGATTCCTGCGATTCCTGCGAGCCCTGGCGCGCCTGCTCGGCTTGGCCGACCGTGCCGACGATGCCGACGCGCGCGACCGGCGCGCTCTCGAAGCGGCACGCGCCGCCGGCCGGACCGCCGGTGAGGTTGCCGCGGATGGCGAGCGCGCGGCGCGCGCGGCGCGCTCGCGGGCGGCCCGCTGTCGGCTCTGCGGTGGCGCCGGCTGCCTGAAGGTGCACGTCGATGATCAGGGCGCGCGATGCCCGCGCTGCCTGGGCTCGGGCGAGGAGTCTTCGGACTCTGGCCCGCCCCCCTCGGCGCCCGCGGTTGTCGTCGCCCTGTTGGCCTGGGGCGTCTGGGTGTCGCCCGCGGTCGCCCTGGGGCAGGAACCGATGCCGCCCCCGCTCTACTGCGCGGCGCTCCTGGCAGGCCCAGACCCGGCGGACGTCTCCGGGCTGCAACGGGTCGTGAGTTGCGAGCGCCTGACGTCCTCCTACGAATTGAAGCGCAGCGCCCGCGCGCTCCGCCTGGCGCAGGAGAAGATCGGTGCCCTGGGCGAGCCGCCGAGTCGCCTGGAATGGCTGCTCTATGGAGCCGGGGCCGTTGCGGCCGTCTGGCTCGGCGCCTGGGCGGTCCGGTGAATCGCCAGACGATGAACGGGTATCAACTCGACGGCGACCCCGCGGTTGTCGGACGACGGGCAGATCCGGGAACGCTGTCGGCGGCAAAGTACACTGGAGGTGATACCGTGCCACGAACCGTTGTTTCTGCCGGACCACATATGATCGACCACGCTTCCTACTTCCCCTTGGTCGCCTTCACCCTCGGTTCCATGACCGGGATGGCCGACCTTCTGCGATCCGGCCGAAGGCTGGGGGGGCGGGTCTTGCTCGCCTCCCTGCTCTGGCACGGGCTGCTGTCGATGGGGGCGGCGCTGCTGCTCTCCTCGCAGATCGACAACTACTTCATGCTGTACGGGATCAGTATCGCCAGCGCGGCAGGGACGTTCTCCCTGGCCGACATTCTCGCCGCGGGCATCCGCGCCAAACTCCTGCCCCCCAAGTGAAACCCATGCGCAACAAGCTCCACGTCCCCTACGTCTCGTTCTCCGTGTCCATGGCGCTGTTCCTCGCCGCGTTCACAGGACTGGGCGGCTGACCTCGGCCGCGGCGCGCATCAGCTCGTCGTAGTCGAAACGGCGACCGAACGCATCGCGGATGGTGATGAGCCTGCGCGACTGCCCCACCCGGCGGTTGTCGTAGATGCTGACGTGCGAGGGCACGGCCAACTCGCCACGCACGAAGGCGATCCCGTCGGATGTCGGCCGGTAGGCGCCCCGGTGCTCCGGCTTTCGCTCAATGAGCCCCCAGTGCACCAGGTAGCTCGCGTCGGTGCTGGCCTTGCCGGCCTGGGCGCCGCCCCGCACGAACTCCCGGACGTGCAGGAACGCCCCGGCGCCACGTTTCGTGTGCTCTACCACCAGGCGCAGGAGGTTGAGGGCCATCTCGGCGTGCAGGCGACGACGGTAGACCCGGCAGAGTTGGCCGCAGCACGGGCAGTCCAGGGTCTCTCCGGCCGTGAGACGGGCGTTCAGATCGGCGCGGGCGTCGTCGAGAATCTTCATGGGGTCTCCGTGGAGTCGAAGAAGCCGAGCGCCCGTTCTCCCTCGGGCGTGATGCCGGTGAGCGGGATCGTCGGCTCGCGCGTGGTGGCCCAGTCGCGCACCCGGCGCAACATCTTGGCCTGTTGCGGGCTCAACCGGCGCATGTGCACCTCTCCTCGTACTTTGTCGTTCCGCAGTCGGGACACCCTGCGTGCTTGATGTAGAGCCCGCGGATGTAGGCCACGTCGGCCTGGTCGGCGTCCTCGGGAAGCTCCTCGACGATGGCCTCCCACCCCAGGCGGGCCCGCCGCAACGCCTCCGGCGGGGTCGGCTCGGGTTTCCCGCGCGAGCGGGCCAGGGCGCCACCGATCCGCGCCGCGAACCCTTCCCGCTCGCACAGGGTCTCGGCCAATTCCTCGACGAAGGCGCGGACGTCACCCGGCTTCGGCTGGTCTTCCCAGTCCTTGCCGGTCTGGCGCGACCAGGCGCGAGTGACGGCCTGGCAGGCGAGGTGTTGGCGGGACGTGTAGAAGGCCCCGTCGTAGACGCCCCGGTGATGGGCGTGTCGGGCGCCGACCTCGATGGGGCGGTTGCAGGTAATGCACGGGTGCGGACGGCGAGCCCGCGGGGTCATGGTCATGTGAAATTCGGACATCGTCAGGCCATCATGCGGGCGCCGTGGTGCACCATGCGCAGGCCCCGGAGGATTCCCTGCGGGCTCGGGGTGAAGTCGAGCACCTGCACCGAAAGCACCCGATTTACGTGGGCGGCGAGCATGGTGGTCAACTGGTTGCCGTAAACGCCGGCCCGAGCCTCGGCCACGGCCTGCGGTCTCGATTCCCAGGGGCCCCAGACCTCTGCGGCTCGCTCGCGCTTCTTCGCCTTGCCGCTCATGGCTTCTTCTTCTTCGGCTTCATCGCCTCCTGGATCAGCCGGTCGTTCTCTCGCGCCTCACAGATGAAACACCGCTTCTTCCGGTTCATCTCGGCGAGCGTCTTTTGACAGTCGATGCACTTCTTCACGCGACTCTCCTCAAGATGTTTCCGTCCGGGCCGGGCTCGACGCGGATCAGGTGGGGCAGGCAATCGGCCACGTCGGGGATGTGGGTCACCAGGAGAACGAGCGCGAACTGGCGCTGGAGCGCGGCGACGACTTCCTTCATGGCCGCGATCCCGGTGGGGTCGAGGGCGCCGAAACCGCCCTCGTCGATGATCACGCACTCGATGGGCACGCCCTCGCGGTCGGCGAGGAGCCTGGCGAGACCCATGCGCAGGGCCAGGTTGGCGCGGAATTGCTCGCCCCCGCTGTAGTCCTCGTAGGGGCGGCGGCCGGCGTTGTCCTCGATGAGCACGTCCAGGGTCTCCCTGACCCCGTCGGTGGTCCTGTTGGCGCGCTGCGTCTCCAGGGTCAAGCGCATGCCCCGGCTCGACACCTGGGCCAACACGCGATTGGCCTCGGCCTCGATGATGGGGATCGCCCGCTCGATGAGCACGATGGCGGCCAGGTGTAGGGCCTCGCCGGTCTGCTGCCAGAGACGCGCCTCGGCGAGCTTCATCTCGATCTGGGACCGGCGGGCCTTCGTCGCCTCGTGGGTCTCCTCGGCGCGCTTCGCCACGGCCGCGGCCGTGGCGTGGCCGCGCTCGGCCGTGTTGGCCTCGCCCCGCGCCGTCGTCAGGTTCATCCCGGTCGTGGCCTGGTCCGCCTGAGCTTCGGCCATCTTGCGCGAGATCTCCGGGTCCGGGACGCACGCCGCGTGATCGGCCTCGGCCTGCGCAAGGTTGCGCTGGGTGGCGAGCTTGCGGGCGACGGCGGGCCCGTGCTGGTCTTTGGCGGCCTCGACCGCGCCGCGGCGGGCGGCGACCGCTCGGGCCTCGTGCAGCTCGGCCCGGACGGCGTCGAGGGCGTTCTGGAGCCCGGCCAGATCCTCGACCGGAATGGTGGCCAACTCGTCTTTGATCTGCCCCCCGATCTTCTCGATACTGGCCATCTCGGCGGCCTCGGCGCGGGCGCGCTCGGCGGCGGCCCGCTTCATGGGCACGCTGTCGGCTACCCGGCGCACCTCGGCGGCCTGCGTCTCGGCCTGGCGCACAACCTCCTCCGCGGCGCGCACCTTGCGCTCTGCTCGGTCCACGTCTTCCTGGTAGGTGCGGCGCAGGTTCTCGCGCAGGTTCCGCGCGCTCTGCGCGGCGTCCTGCGCATCCTGGCGAGCCTGCTTGACGGCGGCCCCGTACTCGTTGCGCGTGCTCTGCGCGGCCTCGGCCTGGATGGTGGCCTGCTGGCGGGCGGCCTCGGCGGCTTCGGCGGCGGCCTGTTGGGTCTCCAGCGTGGCGCGCGCATGCACAAGCTCTGCGGCGGCGCCGCGGGCGTCGGCGAGCAACGGGCAGGTGCCGGCAAGGTCGCATTCTGCGGTCGGCCGCGGGTTGCCGCAGTCGTCGCCCACCACGTTCGTGTCGAGGGTGTGATCCGTCCAACGCTCGGCCTTCGTGCAGGGCACCTCGGCGAGGAGGGCCGTGCGTTTCTTCAACCGGGCGATCTCGGCCTCGGTCGCGGCCACCTCGCCCGCGGCGCGGCGCGCGGCGGTCTTGGCGTTCTCGTTGGCCTCGATGGCCTGGGTGAGCGCGACTCCGGCGGCGTCCGCCTCTTCCTCGGCGGTCCGCACCGCGCGCTCGAAGCGGTCGGCCTCGGCGCGAGCGGCGGCCACGTCGGGGTGGGCGTCGATCTGGGTCAGGGCGCGGGTCAACCCGTCGCGCTCGGCCCGCTCCTCGGCCAGCTCGGCGGCGCGGTCTTTGGTGGCCTGCACATGACCGTCCAGGGTGGCGGCCCTGGCCTCGGCCTCGGCCAGCCCGGCGGCCTGGTTCTGGGCCTCGTCGTGGCGCCGCTTGGCGGCCTTCCACGCCTCGCCCAACTCCACCCGGCGGGCCTCCAGGGCGCGGCGGCGCTCGACGTTGGCGCCGGCCTGGCTGACCTGGGCGGCGGCCTTGGCCTCGCGCTTCTCGATGCCTGGGATCTGCTGCTCGGCCTCCTCGACCTTGGCCCACTCAGCGGCGGTCTCTGCGAGCGCGGCAATCTCGACCTCGACGGCGGCGAGCTGCTGGCGGTAGCGGGTCACCTCGTCGGCCAGCTCGCCGCGCTTCTTCACCAGGCGGTGCTGATCGTCCTGGGTTACCCGCAACTCGACCACGCGGGCTCGGGCGGCCTCGTGCAGGCGCTCGCAGTCGGCCACGGCGGCCTGGGCTGTCTGGCATGTGCGCTCGGCTTTCTCGACCTCCTCGCGGGCATGGGCCAGCGCGGCGGCGGAGTCCACGCGGCCGTCCAGCTCGCGGCGCATTGCCTCGGCCTCGGTCTCCAGCGTGCCGGCCTTCGCGCGGGCCTGCCCCTGGAGAATGCGGTACTCGTCGAGGCGAAGGATCTGGCGCAGCACCTCGCGCCGCTCCTCGGGCTTGGCTACGCAGAAGCGCGCCGAGTCGTTCTGGAGCATGAAGGGCCCGTTGATCAGCGTGTCGAAGGTGATCCCCATCGCCCGGTCGATGATGGCCTGGCTGTCGCCCTCGCCACCGTCCATGTTTTTGCCGGTCTGCGGGGCCCAGACGCCGCCCTCGTCGCGCCAGACGTCGAGCGTGGACTTGCCCCGCCCCTTCGTCGTGCGGGTGCGCTTGACCTTCCAGCGGGTGTCGGCGGCCTGGAAGGTGACGGTGGCCTCGGCCGTGTCGGCCCCAAGGCGCACGACGCCGTCGGCGCGGCGCCCGCTGCGGCTCTCGCCGTACAGGCACCACAAAATCGCCTCGATCAGGCTGCTCTTGCCCGAACCGTTCTCGCCCGCCACGACGGCGCCGCGGACGTGCTCGAAGTCGAGATCGGCGGTGCCGATGGCGCGGTAGTTCTTGGCCTGGACGTTCAGGAGTTTCATCGGGTGGTCTCCGGGGCGCGGGCGCATGGCCAGTGAGGGGTCCAGATCGTCTCGGGCGGACCATCGGGCTGATCCTCCCAGGTCCACGCGAGGCCGGAAGCGAGCATGTAGGCGTTCAGCGTGGCGATCTCGCTGTGCTCGCGGTCCACCTGGGCGGCGTATCGCCCCGGCCGGTCAGGTCCATTTGGCACTGGCTCCATGCGTTGAAACTCGGCCACCGTGATCGGCCTGAACAGGTGCTCGGCGTACTCCTGGGAGGTCTTCGACGAATTCAGTGGGTGGTCGTCGCTCCACTCGCCGATGTCACGTTCCTCGATGCGCGACACCTCGGGGGCCATGCAGTGGTTGGGGTAGTGGTTGTTTTCCAGGACCGACCGAATTTCGGCAGGCCCGATCTCGTCGAGGTCGAGGATCGTCAGGGTGACCCGGTAAACCTTCTTCGTGCTCATCGGCCACCTCGCAGTTCGGCCACGCGGGCCAGGATGGAGTCGGTGTTCTGGGCCAGATCGGGGCGGCTCTGGCACGCCGCGCGCACCGCTCCCTCCATCCCCAGGATCTCGTGGGTGCTCTCGACGCGGGCTCGGCTCTCGCGCACGACGGCGCAGTCGGCGCGGATGATCCACCCGGCGGTCTTGAGCTGGCGCACGCGGGTCGCGATGCGCTCGAAGACCTCGGGCGAGACGTCGCCCACCACGCGGTAGATGGTCTCTCCGCACAGATCGGCGAAGCTCGCCTGCTCGGCCTCGGGGTCGAACTTCGCGTCGAAGTCCTCCGCGGTGAGCGTGCGGAACTTGCGGGCGCCGGGGTACTCGATGAAGCGGTGCGCGGCGGGCCCGCCGTCTCCGGGCAGGTCGAACAGGGTGACGCCCTTGGGCTCGCCCTCCTCGCCGAAGTCGTGCGCGTCGGGGCTGCCCACGTAGCCGTGCATCGTCTCGGGCCACCCGCTGACGCCCTGGCGCTGGTGGAGGTGGCCCCAGGCCACCAGGTCGAAGGCGTCGAAACCGTCGCTGCCGATCTGGAGGTCGGAGATCGGCACGGTCTGGTGAGGGCGATAGGAGGCCCCGCGCAACGTGCCGTGCCCCAGGAGGAGCGCCGCCGCTCCTTGCTGGCGGACCTGGCCGGCCACGACGCGGTGGCGGGTGAGCACCTGCTGCAACGCCTGGCTGACCGCGGCGTTGACCGCGTCGGCGCCGCCCTCGACCTGCTCGGCCAAGTAGCTGCGCGAGGGGTAGGGCACCGGGAAGATCACGATGCTACCCGGCTCGCCGGCTGCGTTGAGGTCGAGGGCGCTGAAGTGGCTGACGCCGGCCGCGGAAGCCCAGACGTCACAGAGCACCGGGGCCGGTGTGTCGGCCACGTAGAGGCGCCCCGGCCGGCGGTTGCGCAGGGGGGCGAGCGCGTGAGCCTCCTCGCCGTGCGGGCGGTCGTGGTTGCCCAGGAGGAGCACCACGGGGGCCACCGTGCACCAGTCGTCGATGGCCTCGGCGGCCACGCGCTCGGCGGCGGGCGACGGCCTGGGCCGCTCGTAGAGGTCTCCAGCGTGCACGATGAGATCGGCCTCGGTGGCGCGCGCCACCTCGCCGACCCAACGCATCATGCGGCGGGCCTGGGCGAGCACCAGGGGCTCGCCGCTCTCGGAATCGACGGGGCTCAACCCCGCCAGGCTCATTCGGTCGTCAACGTGGGTGTCGGCGACCGCCAGGATGCGCAAGGGGCGCGTGACTGCCCCGGCGCGGAACGTGGTCTGCATGTGGTCCTCTGGTCCTCGAAGGTGTCGGTGTTCAGCGCAGGAAGTCGGGCTTGTCGTCGGTCGCGACGTCTGGGAGCGCGGCGAGCTTGTCGCGCACGGCGAGCCGGCGATGCGACGGCTGCTTGCGAATCCACGCCTCGCTGATCTGGTCCTGCCCTTCGCCGAGTTTGCCCTTGACCTCGGCGAGCATGATCAGCGCGGACGCCTGGCCGGCGTCGTCCAGATCCTCGAAGCGTGGCGCGGGCGGCCCGGCCGGCGGCAACTCTCCGGGATTTTCGGACGGTTGACCCGCGGGGCGCTCGTCGTCGTGCTCGTTCTCCAGGGCGTCGGCCATCGCGGCGACCTCATCGGCGGTGAGGCGTCGGGCCCCGCTCTCGGGCGGCGGCGGGAGCTGCGCCGGCCCTCGCAGGTCGATGTGGTTCTGGGCTAGCGCCCGGCGCCCAAAGAGCTGCGCGACGTCCATCCCGGCCTCATGCGCGGTGAGCATCAGGGCGACCTCGCGGTTCAGCTCCGGGTCGCCAAACTCGCCGGTGAACACGGGCTTGAGCGCCACGAACGGCTTGCGCAGTTCGTCGTCGTTCATCGTCGCCTTGACGCCCAGCAGGGCGCGGATCACGCGATTCTTGGCCTTGCTCTCGGCCATGGCGGCGATGTGCTCGGCGGCCTGCTCGACCGCCTTCTTCAGCTCGGCTTCCACTGTGCCGGTCGGCTTGCGCTCGGCCTCGGCCTTGCGCACCCGCGTCTCGGCCTGGCGGCGCATGTTCTCGCGGGTGGGAGAGGTCGGGCGCAGGTCGATCTCCTTCTCGCGGGACTCCAGCCTGGCGGTGCCGTCGGCGTCCTTGACGGCGCCGGTGGCGCGGTAGCGGGCGTACAGCGGATCGCTGCCGTCGTCGAGGCGCCCGCTCTGCGCCGGAATCCAGGTCACGCCGGCCGCGGCGGCCAGGCGCAGGAGCGCCGACCCTTTGAGGGCGCGCTCCCGGCTGCCGGGGGGCGTGTAGGTGTCCTGCGACGGGTCGATGTTGACCGCGGCCACGTTGACGCTGAAACCGGGTCGCAACGTGCCGAGCGCGCCCATCGGCGTGATGAGGTTCACGTTGCGAGCGACGCTGTCCAGCATCTCGCGCAGCGCGTCCACGTCGCGGTGAGTGCCGACGGGTACGAGCGCGGTGACCGTCGTCGGTTTGCTCTGGGGTGGGGTGTTGGTTCTCATGGTCCTCTCGGTCGGTGGTCAGGTCGTCGGCTGGTGCGCGGCCATCACGGGGTTGTACTTGGCCGTCCAGATCGCCTCCTCGGAGAACCAGAACGTGACGGCCTCGTCGCGGGGGATGTCGAGCATGTCGCTCGCCTCGAAAAGGGCCTGGGTCTGCCCCAGGCCGTTGCGGATGTTGGCGATGATGCGCCGGGCTTCCTTGGTCTGGTCGGCCGGCGAGTCGCCCGGCTTCCCGGCGCGGACGCGCAGGCACTCGGTCAGGTTGTGAAACCCGATCTGCACCGCGCGAAACCGCGCGCGGCGGACGAGTTGGTGTTCGTGCTGTCTCGTGTCGTGCTGCTGCATGTGGTCTTACCTCCTTCGCCAGAGACCCTAAAGCCGCCGTGCGGGGCCGTCAAGGCAAAAAAAATGCGCGCCGCGGGTTGACCGCGTTACGCCGAGACGACATCATGCCGCTCATGATGCCTCCGTCATCGCCCAGGAGTTTCGGCTCGCTGGTCGGCAAGATCCTCGCCAGTCCGCTCGGCCAGCACCAGACCTGGGTGCTCATCGCCCTGGCGAAGACCTGCGATCACCACTGGCGCTCTGACGCGCCCATGAAACGGGTGGCCTTCCTGGCGCGACTGAGCGTGAACTCGACACGGGCCGCGCTGCTCGATCTGGTAAACGCCGGTGTCGTGCAGCGCGAGGAGCGTGACAATGCAGCTCATCGCCACTGGCTCGTCGTGGAACGTCTCG